TCCACAAATACAATTCATTTATTGTTCCGCTTGTAATTGAATGAGGATTAGAAATATTACTTGCAATTAATGTTTCTGTTCCAGCAAGATTACGATAGTAAACCTCACCATAAATTTGAGGTGTTCCACCATTGGAACTCATAGAAACAAATGTTTCAAAATTCCAGTTGCCAGATGTAATTGTTGTAACATTTGGATCGTTTGAGATTGTTGCAAATGATCCAATTAATTGCGTTCCCGCTCCACTTGCTGTAAGGGTAGTTCCAACTCCAATTACTAAATTTCTATTCATCTCATAATATCCAAGGATACTTGAGGATGAAGATGGGTTAAAATAATATACCGATCCAGAACTAAACCCTTGTGGGCCTTGAGGCCCGGTTGCTCCCGTAGCTCCGATGCCAGTAGCCCCATCTAAACCAGTTGCACCTTGAATACCAGTGGCCCCAACGTCTCCAGCAACACCCGTGCTTCCCGTGGCCCCTCTAACACCAGTCAAACCAGTGGCCCCTGTGCTACCAATATCTCCTTGTACTCCCGTGCTGCCCGTGGCCCCAACGTCTCCTTGGATACCAGTGGCCCCAGTCGCTCCGACATCTCCTTGAATCCCAGTATCTCCCGTGGCCCCAACATCTCCTTGGACTCCAGTACTTCCAGTTGCTCCGACATCTCCTTGGACTCCAGTGCTTCCCGTGGCTCCAGTATCTCCTTGTACTCCAGTGGCCCCTGTGCTGCCGTCATTTCCAGCAACCCCAGTAGCACCATCTGGGCCAGTAGCACCACCATCTGCAACTGGTGTCCATGAGGCATTAATTGAACCGGGTGTTGGAGGAAAACCGGGGTTTAGTGGGTTTCCAGTTCTATAGTAATACCCACCAAGATAAGTTACTGCATCTCCAATATTATATGAAAATCCATTATTATATACTGTCGCTGGCAATGTCCAAGGAGTTGGCCCTTGTATGCCCGTGGCTCCAGTCGATCCGTCATTTCCCGCAATACCAGTACTTCCAGTACTACCCTGCAACCCCACTCCCGTGGCCCCTGTACTCCCAACGTCTCCAGCAACACCCGTGCTTCCCGTGGTTCCAGCCCCAGTTGGGCCTGTGGATCCCGTGGACCCCGTTGGGCCTCCAGATGGGCCTGTGGCTCCAGTGGCCCCAATTGCTGCGCTGGATTGACTTCCAGTGAAATCTAGCTTGCCAGTAAATGGGTTAAATGTGAGTGCCATAGTTTATTATTAATCGTTGCATTGCGTTTTTGTCAAGCGGTTATATCAACCTCAACAGGCCAAGATAATCCTTCTTTGGCTATCTGTTCTTCACACTCTTCGTGAGTCCCTACAAATAATGTTTGTGGCGTGGCAATGGATTGGTCTGTTTGTTGGTAGAAAATAATTGTTTTATCTTCATATGCCAATTTCCATTTGCCTACAGAATCATCATAAGACCAGCCATTTGCACTTGGAGTAATTATCATGGGACTGTTACAGAGAGGGTTGAGTTTGTTGAATTATAAGTTGCCGTTGTTCCAGCAGGAACTCCTGTAAGTGTCCCTACGCCCCAAGTGCCTGATGTTGAACCTTGAAAGAAGCGAAATGTTGTAACACCAGACGGAGGTGAAACATTGAACGAAACAGCAATGAATGAGCCAGTCGAGTTAAATGTTGCAGTCGCGGTTGACGCTCCAGTTGTTTTTGAAGCCTGTATTGATCCCGTTGTAATAATTGTTTGACCTGTGTAGGTTAATGTTCCAGACAGAACGAGAATTCCATTTCCTGTTTTACTGACATTTCCAGTCCCTGCAATATTACCCGTAACAGTTATTGTGTTGGCTCCAATGGTGCGATACTGAAGTGAAGTGTTTAATTGAAAGTTGTTAGACAGGGTTACATTACCCCCTGTATCAATTCGCCCTGCGGCGTTAGAGAGAGTAAAAAGTCCCGTTCCGAAAGCATTGCTTGATGTAAATAATATCAGTCCAGATAACCCTCCCGAAACAAACGATGTTCCTCCAGAGTAAGTATTGTTCCCACCTATCGTTAAAACTGCCGTTCCAGTTTTTCTTAATGTTCCTGATCCGCTAATTACTCCGTTGAGAGTTGATGCGCCTGTAACGGCAAGCGTTCCAGCGTTAATTTGCGTTGGCCCTGTATAATTGCAAGTGCCAGATAGAGTTAATTGACCAACCCCGTTTTTAATTAGCCCTCTTGTGCCTGTCAATGCGGTGGAGATAGTCGTGCTTAAATAGCACATGAGTTGACGGAAAGATGCCGTTGCAGATGCAATTGCAGTTACATTGCTTGCGCCTACATTTGCCGCACTGGAATTAGTTAAAATCATCCTACAATTATGTAAACTGTGTTTGCGTTAATGCCAGCCCCAAGAGCGTTATACCCTGCCAATGTGATTTGCATCATGTTAGTCAAGGCAGTTGCTCCTGTTGCTCCGCTTATGTTGCTACCAATCTTGCCGTTTAAAGCAGTCTGTGTAGCAGTTGAAATTGGTTTATTGGCATCCGAGGTGTTGTCCGCATTGCCAAGACCAACATCTGTTTTATCAATCGTCACCGCACCCGTGCGAGTATTAACTGAAGTGACTCCAGCAACACTTCCAGTAATGTCACCTAATGTTGCAAGCGTCCCAGATGCACTAGGAAGCGTAAAAGTCTTTGTAGCACCTCCTGCCGTTATGGTGAGGTTGCTGTTGTTTTGCAGTTCTAAAACCTGACTGCTATCAGGAGAATAAATTTCGTCGTGCGAATGCACAGACATACCACCAATTTCTTGGATTGCACCAGTGGATGGATGCTTGGCGTAAAGCTTTTTATCTGCGTGATTTATGCAAATCTCGCCAGATGCAAGATCGGTACTCAGCGGAATTTTCGAGATAACCGACTTTTTAGGGACTATGATTGGGTTAGCCATTATAGAATGGGGATGCCTCCAGAGGGGTTGAACCTCTGAAGGACTTTTGGTTAGGGACTATTAGTAGGTTCCGCCATCGATGGTTGTTTCGAGTGCAGTTACGCGAGTGTCAAGAGCCGAATCAGCCGATGTACGGGCCGAAATTTCGGAAGCCAAAGCAGCGTTGTTGCTAGTTACATAACCAGCGAAGGCAGAGTCGTTTGCCGTATCAACAGAATTGATTAAGGAGACGATTTCAGCAAACGAATCACTGTCTGCGCTTGCGGCAGAAAGGATTGCGTCAACGCGACCTTTTTCAGTAGCGATTTTTGCATCCAAAGCCGAATCACCACTGGTGCGAGCGGAGGTTTCGGTAGCGAGATCGGAAGCGATAACACCCTCAGCGGCAGTAGCCCGGGAAACCTCTGCTGAAACTGCCGATGTCAATGTGCCGTCAGCGGCAATACGAGAGGCTTCTTCTGCGGCGATAGCAGCAGTAAGAGTCGAGTTTGCAGCGGAAACAGCGGCATCAGCGTATACTTTGGTAGCGAACGTGCCAGAACCACCAATAGCGAGTGGGGTTCCGTCAGCTTTGCCAACAAAAAGGCTGAGATTTGTTAGGTCGATTGCCAACTCTCCAGAAGAAAGACTTGCGGGAGCGGAAGAACCACGTTTAATGCGAATAATTGGATTGGACATAGATTTTTATTGTTTTTTTGTTTTGTTTTGTTTTTTTGGTTTTTCTGGTTATTCAGAAAGTTTTAAGGTGATGGACTATATTCTCCAGCATCAATTTCAGCTACATTTGTAAGTTCTCCGCTTTGTATTTGAGCAACTTCATTTCCATTAGGCAATGTGCCATCAACGCTGATTGTGAGCGAGGCACTTGGACTAAAATCTAGCTTGCCAGTGAATGGATTGAATCTAACTGCCATATTAAGCTATGCTTACCATTACTAAATTTGCGTCATTCACAGTAGGAGGTTGCACGGAATATGTCAATGTAAGGGTTGCAACAACCGCAGAGGCTTTGCTGTAAACTACCGTTGCGATATTGTTCGTCGAACCATAGTAAGTCAATGCAAGTTCGTCATATTCTGGGATTTGAAATCCTTGAATAGAGTTAGCGATATTAGAAACCCCATCAAGCACCAAATGACGGAATTTTGCTGTGTCGAGAATTGAAGGGATATCGTCCATAGTGTGTGAATGTTAAACTGATGAGGTGGCAGAGTCAAGTTATTAACTCTGCCACCGATATCAATTCAACTTACACGCAAGGTGCTGGATTCACATCATCTTGGCAACGCTTGTAGACAATTGCCACAACATTCTGTGGACGAATTGGTTGGATAGCGCGTTGGATTTGATAAATATGCTGCCCAAAGTCACCATAAAGGTTGCAATCGTTATCACGGAAGTACGTCCACTCCAGTTCACCCATAGCGAGTTGGGGAGCGAAACGGAAAGTTCCTTCTCCAACATAGCTTTCAGGTACGAGACGCTTGAAGGCATTACCCGCAATAACAAACATGACTTCATACGTGGCTGCAACCCATGCTGGGTTACGGCGTTGAGCGAAACCATTCGTTACGGCAGTCGAGACGATTGGGTTAACAAGGGTAAGAACACCAGCGACATTTGCGGTAGCGCGAAGGGGTTGTTGGTCGATACCGAATGCGAAACCACGATATCCTTGGAAGGAGTAACCGCTGATTGCAGTCTCACCAAGTTTGAACGAACCAGTCGTAAGACCGATCAGATCTTCTTTTACGTCCGCATCGTTGCGGAAGTTCTCGATTTGATCTGCGCTAGCAATAACTTGGAAGAATTCACCTTCAGAGGTAGCGAATGGTTCAGCAAGCATTTCTTCGCGGAGGAACGTTCCAAGTTTGTAAAGAGTCTTGAAGTTCATAGGAGCATCAGGATTCTTGGCTGCAAACAAGGTGTTGATCTGCTGCATATCACCAGTCAGGTTAGCGGCAAAGGTAGCAGTGGAGTCCACTACATACTTAATGCCAGACTGAAGGAGATACTGATAACGGATGTCAGCATTGATAAGCTGGAGGATCGTCTTTTCGAGCGATACTTGAGCTTGAAGGTAAGAACCTTTGAACGCTGTGCGAGCTTGCTTTACGCAAACACGAGGGCCAGCACCACGAAGGGTCTGGAGTTGGAACTGGTATTCAGTCGAGCCAACAACGTCAGGGGTTGCTCCCACACCGCAGAGGGTGGTGTCGTTAACGAAGGTAGGAGATGCGAGCGAAGCGGCAGGAACTGCCATTTCCTCAACAACACTACGCACAACGTCAGAGACGTTAGGAAGCGTTCCACCATCGATGGAGTTGATATAAGGACTCTTACGGGCGAGAACTCGTCCGATTTGTCCGATGATGCGGTTCACGTCTTTGCTTGCAAAGTCCTGAATCGCGGCTAGTGAGATACATTCTGCTGCCATAATTTTAGTTTTCTAATTAATTGTTGTTTGGGTTTGTTCTGCTTGAACTCCCGAAGAAAAATTCTACGGGCAACATTCAAGACGATAAGATCCGCTATCGGATTTTAACGATTTGTTTCTTGGTTTTGTTGCCCCGGCACGTTGGGCGTTGTTCGGCCTGATTGCGGATTCTTTGACTTCCACAGAGTCACCAGAATAACGAATCTGGCACGTCGAGTTATTGCCTTTTTATATCAATACTAAAACATTGTCAAATTATATTTAAAATATTTTTTAGGTATTGAGATTTCGGAATATTATTCTCCAGTTTTGCGTGAATTAAATTCGCTTCAATTCTATCGAGTTTTCCAGATTCGTTAAAAATATCATGTTCGTTTTTTAACACTCCACCCACATGAAGGTCATTGGAAAGTATTGTGTTTATGACGTGAGCGCACATTTCTTTAGTTGTGTGAAAAATATAAGATGGTTGCCCAGACAAAAGAAGCAATGAACCAGTCTTCTTTACCTCTTCAGCGAGTTGTGGAGTGAATGAAATATTAGCAACATCGTAGTCACTCATCCATCCACCTCCTGCGGCATGAAGCGCACACCAACGTGAAAAACGAGCGCAAATGAAAGCAAAATTATGTTGCAACTCGTTGGGGAGAACTGGAGCGAGTCGAGTTAATTTAGTCATTAGTTTCAGGTGGAGCGGACTCCCCTGCGCGTGTGAGCGATTTAGCATCACTGGATCCCATCCTTGGGCTTGCCAAGTCGATTTCCAGACGTTTGCACAAGCGAATTGCTCATCCTGTGGGTGTAGTTGAACGCTCTCGTAGTATCCGTAGATTTTTGGTTTCATTAGTACGCCTTAATCCCAACATTAAAAACTGGAACACCCAAGTCGATGTGGGGTTGGTGTCCTGCGTCCATTGCTTTTTTGCAGAATGAAATATCGTCAGGGTAAAAAGGCCCGTGCTTGATATCAGGGTACTTTTTCTTGATATCTTGAAAAACTCTACGATGGATCAACAAGCATCCACTGCCCACCCAGTCAACTGCCTCAACAGAATCGGTGCAGACCCGTGCTTTTTTGCCAAGATCAGTTTTTGAACAGTCGATTGACGCATCATCCAAGTTTGCGAAGTACGCTGCACCAACCAATGATTTCCCTGCACCTATCAAGCGATGCACAATGTGCTTCTGTAAGTGTGAATCATGGATGTTTCGAGCAGCACCAATCGTTGCTTTAGCCCACTGCGGTCTGCCAATGGATGGAATGATGTTATTGTCCAATAACAGCAACCATTTTGCGTCTGTGGCTAAGAATTTCTCTGCAAGATCATTCCGTGACTTGTAAAAGCTGCTTTCGTCGCTCGAAACGTCAAATCGGATTTTATCACGTCCAAAATCAAGCGCAATGTGGATTAAAGCAAGCGTAGTGATCGGATTAGTGGCTTTATTAGCCGAAAAACCAACGAAAATGTCCCGTCCCGCGAATTCTGCTCTATACGAAGGCAACCCTTCATTGGTTCGGGATTCTACAATATTTGATTGTAAAGTATCGTTAAATGGTACTTTTTCGGCAACATCTTCGATAATTGGTTGTTTAATTTCTTCTGGAGTTGGTAATTCCATCTTTTCCAACACCTTTGGCACTGGTTTACGTCTGCGTTTAGGTTTTCGGTCTAGTTTGATCATAGGTTCGGGTTCATTGAGATGTGAAAAGTCTCGTTGTTGTTTATTTATTTCTGGTTGTGATTGTGGACGTTGAACTTGTCCTTGTCTTGCAAATGGATCGAAAGAATCCAATGCATTCATAGTTATCTTCTCATCAGGAGTAACTTTTGGTTCCATAGATATAATGTGGCTTTAACAATATTAAGTTATATATGATTTTGTGTATAACTGTATAACTTTAGTATACTTTAACCACCTAGTGCTTCATCGAGGCCAATATCAATGGCATCCATCGAGTTCATCTTCAATCTGTCATTGAGGCTGGATTTGATGCTATGCTGACCCGTGATGGTCTGCTTGGGCATTTTCCCTGCGCCTTTGAGGTTATTATTCTCTTCCCGCAAGGATTTTAGTTCTGCCATGTATTTAGATTTCCCTTCCTGCTCAACTCGTAGTTGCTCGGTTAGGACGTGCGAGAACACTGCTGCCGCCGCTACGTTAGCCCGTTCTTGCGCGTTGGTAGGCCACAGAGCAGAGTTAAATTTCTCGGCAAGGGATTGCACCTGCGCGTTGTGCCTCTGGATTTGTTCTAGCTTTTCTGGTGTTGCGTCTTTAGGTGCTTCTGCGAACCTAGCCCACGGAAGATCCTTGGTCAGACCATCCATGTGGTTATCAATCTGCTGAACCTCTTGTTGATACCATTTTCCCTTTTCCTGCTCTCGATCTGCCAAAATTTGATCGGCATTCTGAGCGGCATTAGCAACTTCTTGCTCTTGCTTTTCCTTGAGATCCACAACGTCTACCAAGTTGCGCTTAAGACGCTCCGAATCGGTGAGAGGCAATTTATCGATGGCGTTATTCTTCCACCAGTTCTGATCCACGGCATCAGGCCCACCTGCTTTTTCAATAGACTCAATAACGTCCTCGCTTGCTCCGTTTTTGCGAAGGATTGCATAGATATTCTCTTTAGCAGACGCAATTGGTTGGTTGTATTTCGATTGAAACTCTGGGTCGTTCTTAATGTCGAAGATCGCACGGAATTTCTTCAACTCATCGTAGTCATCGGGTGCTTTAAACTCTTGCTGACGTGATTCCATCTCTACAACACGTTGACGCAGTTGCTCTGTCTCCTCGGCTTGCTTCTTGTATGTGCTTGCCGTTTCTTGAAGTTTTCTCCAGTTAGAACGATTAACCTCCGACAGATTGCGAGGTTGCTCGATTGAAGCAATTTCTGGATCCAGTTCGACTGCTGGAGTTACAGGTGCTTCTGTAGTCTCTGTAGGTTCCGTGGATTCAGCAACCTCTTGCTCTGGTTCCTCGATTGGTTCAATTTCTTCCGTTTCGACAGGTTCCTCTGCGTACACTGGCTCAACTCCGCTTAGTGCAGCGTCAAGTAGTGCATCGATTTGATTTTCAGTTGATTCATCTATTGGATCTGCATCCAATGATGGGTTACCATAGCCAGTTACACTGGATTCTGCTTTTTCGTTTTCGTTTTCCATAGATTTATTAATTGGTTGTTGATTTACTTCATTGACTTCTCTCCACGGCACTTCCATTTTTTCCTGCTTAAATTATTTGGTGAATTTGGATCATCCTTCCAATCACCTTTAATGTTTGCGCTTCTAGCACAATACGCGTCCGCTTTTTTTGTGAGTGGACGAATACGATCCTTGCCGTCTTTAGCTTTTCCAGCTTGCCCGTATTCAACTGTCCTCGTTCGACCAGTTGCCTTGTTAGTGATTGTTTTACTGAACCTTGGTTTGATTTCTGCCATATGGTTTTGACGTAAATACTAGGTACTTTTTCCGTCACATAGACGTGAAGTTCCCTGCGCTTGGATCAGCGTTATCATTTGATGAGTTTACGCAATCTTCGATTTCTCGCAATGCCATTTCAAAACCTTGCTTCAACATTGCTTGCATTGCAACTCCTTCGACGGAAAATTCCGTTATGAAGGGAATTCTACTGCGTAAATATAAACGCAATCGATTTCCTGTTTTCTTATCGTAGTCACGAAGACGTGATGCGTCAGATTCTTCCCATTTCATATTTATTTTATTTTTGGAACAGAAAAATATCTGTCTCCATATTTTTTAACTTGAAATCCTCTTTTATCTTCATAATCGACAAGAAAGTTATGTGTGGGATGATTCGATCCTTTAAGAGCAATATAAGCCTCTCCTTCAGGTAATCCATATTGTTTAGACATCTGTTGATTTATTGGAGCAACAGAACCCATGTGTTGATTGTAATCATTAGGTTTCATTCCAACGCTTTCAGCAGTCAGATAATCGTACTGGGCAGATTCTGGATCAAATCCTTTTTTAACAACCCTCTCTCTGTCTGCTTGAACTGGATATGAATAAGCAGACGATGGATCCATTGGTTGTGTTGCAGTAATTTGAGGTGCTTTAGATTGTTCGTAATTGAATAAATCTGGTCTTAGTGGGTTACTTCGATTTTCGTATTTTGCAATTCCTTTTGACCAATCATAATAATCATCATTATACCCAGTTTTTTGATTATTAACTGGAGTTGATTGATTATTTGATGTGTTGTTTGCTCCACCCATATTTTATTCCATCATCGACTTAACTTTGGATTTAACCTTGCGGTAAGCCTTTTTGCCAGCGGCAGCAAGTTGATCCAAATTTACAATGCCTTGGTCGCTCATGCCTTGTTTTTTAATGCGATCATAATTTGCCTTTTCTTTTGCGGCATATTCTGCTTTCTTTTCCATTTCCATTTCGGATTCGGAAAGAAGATCTTCAACTTCCGCTTCTTTGTCTTTTGGGGTTGGAAGAGGTTCAACTTTTTTCATAAGTTTAACGTCTTTTTCTTTTACTGCGGACGATGGATCCATTTTTGCTTTGGAAGCAAGTTTGCTGATGATTTTGGCTCGGTCTGGCATAATATTATTATCCTGCGGTTACTGGTTTAGGTGGTGCAGCAACTTGGTTGACTGCGTTATTTTGTGATGGATTTTGTGTTCCAACTGCTTCTCCCATTGCGGTAGCTTGTGCAGTAGATGGCCTACGTCCACCTCCTCCACCTCCACCACCTGCTGCTGCTGGAAATAAATCTCCCTCTGAAATTGGTGCTTGTCCTGCCGTCAGGTAATTAATCGCTTCAGAAACTGCCTTTTTGTATTCGGCAATCTGCTTTTTGTCTGCACCCTTCGCTTCAGCGTTCTGGACGTGTGCGATAAAGTGCTGAACTGCCGATTGTAGGGGTTTAACCATCTCTGGAGGCATCGACCCTGCTGGAGCGGAAGAAATGAGCGGGAATAGCTTCTCCATGATGGTCTGGATGTGCATGATATCGTTGTCCCGTGGAGAGACTGGAATGTCCTCACCTGAGATAATGCTCTGAAGTTCGATAATCTGCTGACGAGTTGCCTCGATTGCCACTGCTTCAACCTGATCTTTCGGAAGGATAACTTGGTTGGCAATAGATTCACCCACTTTGCGTGACCAATCGAGCTTCATTAGCTCATCTTGGTTGATTTGTGGGTTACCAGTGTACCTCTGGATCAGAAGATCAAGGATTGCAGCGTCTTGACCTTCGGTTTGTGGCAGAAGTTCCTCTGCTGGAGAGAATGCCATCAACAAAATGTCGCTAGGTGGCAAATTGCGCTCCAACATGGACAAAACGCATGAAACTGCCTCTTCATCGAGGTGTCTAGGGATTTCAAATGGCACTAAGAACGATGGAATCTCGGATTGTGCCTGTTCAAATGCCTCTACAACCTCTTTTTTAGCCCACATTGCGTTTTGGTTCTGTAAACGAGCAAAATCAATCTGTGTTTTTAGCTCACTTGCGGCTTTAACGTGTTCTGGGTGACAGATTCCACGTTGCATACGCTCAACTGCTTTGGAATATTGCTTTACCCAACGCATCAGGATGCCTTCGCGAATCTGGTTCTCAACGGCAGCAATGCGATTAACCTCGGATGCGGTCTTATCGCCACCCGTGATGTTCATAACACTGCTTGGCAGGAAAGTTCCCATCTGGATTTCAGCCAATCCAGACATAAATTGATCCAACTTAATGAAATCTTCCACGTCAGCGGGGATTGCGGACTGAACCACGTCATATCCCTCTGCGACATAGGCAACGGGATGCATTACTTGTAGAGGAGGAATGCCTGTTTTAGCGGTTGGGCCTTTCTTAAGTAATAGCATCCCGCGCAAATATGAGTTATCGACAATCAGATTTCTCGCTTTGTCAATAGCAATGTGCGTGTTATACAAGTCTCGTCCTGCACCACGGGAACTCATCAACGCACCAGAACCAATCTCGATAGAGAATAGCGCGATTGTATCCGACATTCTGTTGTACCTATCCAATTGAGTGCAAATCTCATCTCCGCTTTTATCATCGAACAAATAGCGGGAAATCTTACCAGTTGGTTCTTTGATGAGCAATTCACCTAGCTCAACGTATTTTGCATCGTTTTCGTAGCTTGCACCATAGGATCCTTCTCGCGTCCAGTCCTCATAGCGTCGAGCGTCATCGTCAGAATCCAATGTACGTCCCGCTGGTGTTGCGTTGTTGATTGCTTTTACCAAGTTGTTAATATGCCAACCTGCAAGCGCGGAAAGTCTTGGTTGCTCCAGCACTGGTAGCAATTCAGCAATCTGGTATCGACGCTTCCTTGCCCAAATCGGTGTTGAATCCGCTTCTTGTGGAGTCTCAATAGAAAAGAAAGTGTAATCTTGTCTTAAGAACTCTGGTTTCCAGTCGCGAACGTCATCCCAGCACACAGCACAAAAGCCAAATGTTGTATTCTCATGCGTGACCTGAGCTACTAGATCATCGTGACCCTTCCAGCCCCTGATGCACTTTGTGATCTCTTCGCGGAATACCTTAGTCTTATGTTCCTCGCTTACTCCCTCTAGTGGATACTTGGAATAGGTAAGTGTAGGTGACTGCTCGATTACTTGCTTAAATGGTGGTTGTAAACGACTAACCATCGTAGACAGAAACCCAGTTGGGCGATTACTGCGCCAATTCTGACCCATGCTTTCCAGTTTTTTTGCACTATACGGAGGTTCATTATTTAGCTTCTTCTGAATAAGTTGGTTCTTGCGGTTTCTCTCAACATTCTGTTGTTTGAGTCTGCGATATGCAGAATGCGCTTGCTGGCAGTCTTTAAACGTGCGTTTAACCTGCAACGTGTCAGGATTAACAACGTCACCCGTAGCGTTATCATCAACAATCTCCAGTTCGGAAACACGTTGCTTGTCCGATGGTTTCATAATCCGCGCAGCTTTCGATGCGTAGACGTTTGTGACTTCTGCTGGAATTGGTTTGGTGGTATCTGCCATATTATTTGAGATTTAGCCAGCAATCTACTGGCAAATTGTCTGAAGGGGAAATGCTGTCTCTGGACATGAAAACTGCGGACTTGTTGTCGTGACGCAGCAACAAGCAACCCCCCAGTGCCTTGGATGTCTTGGTTTCTTTAGCTTGTCTAATGCTTGCACTTAATCTTTCCGTTGCTTTCACGCAAGCACCACAACCGCTTTTCCACTGGACGTTTTGTTTGCAAGCAAGACAGATTTTTGCGCGTTGCTCTGCCAGTTCACTGGATACAAGTGCTATCTCTTTTGTAGAATTGATGACATTTTTAGCCCAGATCGTAATGTCATTGAGCAACTCTGTCTTTTGACTAGGAGTATTCACGGATGTTACAACAACCATATCTACTCCATGACAAAAATTAGGGTTCTTGCTACAGATGTACGAATTGACATCCCCTTCAACGTCACCAACTGGCAAATGGTTTTCGGCACGGAAATTCGTGACAACCTGAAGAAGATTGTCATAGCTATGACCAGTTAGTTTCGCATCACCATCGTAGTAATGCCAACCCCCCGGTGGGATCATTCCAATTATCGGTTTTGCCATGAATTTTTGAGTTTTACGTCAGTTTTGTAAGGTTTGCAAGCAAATTCTTACTTATTTATCAAATTAATTGCTGAAATCAACGAATTCATAACTTTCTATTCCAGTATGTTTTTTAGTGAATTCAAACTTTTCTGGTTTCGGTTCGGTCATCGTTGCAACAACTCCACCCCGTTGCCTCATTAAATAGACTAGCAGGGACAGGGAATCGAGTGCGTCAGGACTATTTTGGCGAGTCCGTTTTACGAAGTCTCCCTTGCTCTCGACTCTCACCAACCCCTGCCCCTGCTGTTTGTACCGCCGCGAAGTCGCTTGACGAACTAACTCCTCGGTACGGAAGCTCGGTGAAATTTTTAAATACTCAAACTCCAGATATTTTGCAAGCCCGAAAATCAGTTCTGTAACAACTCCTGAATACAATTCGTTTGCGCGTTGTGTGTCATCTCCCAAGATATGGGTTTCTGAACTAGCCCATGAATAATTGACTCCCATGACTTCGCTTCCGTAGAGTGACTTCAACGCATCGTGGATTCCTGCTCCGTTTCCAGTTCGGTCAACACATAGCCAATTCGCGCCGATCCTCATCTCCTTTGCAAAGCGGATGATCTCTGCGGTCTGCTCTAGTGTTGCCAATTTCGGGAACTGCATTTGCGAGTCTAATTGCAAACACGTCTTTGGTTTTTTGAATTCACGGAATTGTCCATCCCTCGGAGTCCAGCCATCACAGAGTCCGTATCGACCAAATGAACAAACAACTTGATCTCGGCCTTCCAATGCCAAATCGAACGCCGCTAGAGGCACTACAGGGCCAATAAACCGCAAGCTACCCATTGAGTTGTCCATCATTGCTGGGGTTATGATTGCCATCGATATGCCTTCCTGCGGGAAGAATCCACGGGCCATTGTGTAGTATTCGGCAGTCCTACCTTTACTTTCGTATGCCATGTATCCCTCGTAGGATTGGAAGCCGGGGAACACGATCTCCTTGTTGGTTACATTCTCGCACCTTGCTGCATCGAGCCTCAAGATATGCCAACCCTCCCTGCTATCCCACTCGAAATCCTCCTCGCAATCCACACTCTGCCAACCCCGCGAAGGTTCGCACCTCTTACCGAATTCACTATTCCGATCTTTCGGGTTAGACGCTCCGAAAATCTTGATGCGTCCCTTGGAATCTTTTGTGTCCGCAGCGGACAAGATGTTCTGTAAACCTTCCCAAACACCAGCGGGAACCTCCTCTGCTTCGTCTAGTACAACGTGCGTCCTACTCATCTGACCCCACTTGGGATCTGGCTTTTGCCTTGGGGAAGGGTGGAACCCGCGCAAAGTACCAGTTCCGCTATCACCTTTGGGAACAGCAACTAGATGGATCCCATTTTTGTCATCGTCATTGGCTTGAATTGACTTTACCAAGTCCTCGCTACCTTCGTACTCTGGACGTACCAATGCGGTGCGGTAGAAATTTTTAATCGCAGCGAATACGTTTCTCTGCGCGTGTGCCTCGGTAAGCGAAACCACTTTAATACAAGTGTACTCTGGATCTCGCATCCAATCCAACAAGAACCACGCGGCAGCATTGAACGTGTTGTGAGTTATTGTAAAATCTGAAAGTAAAAATCTCTTGTCTCCATCCAATACAAATCCATAATATTCACCATCACCAACTGGAGTAATGTTTATTTTTTTCCCAATAAAAACTTTAACTTTTCTTGCATCACATTTTTTTAACCTGCATGGGATAACAGAACAATCTCCACTGATGTGTCCTCTGTAATAAGTTCCCCAAACCCCATTATTGACGCAACGCTTTCTGCATTCTTTGACTGTCACATCCAAACCAAGACTTCTGGCAATAAACGCAATTGACACTGCAACTTCTTTGTTTTTTTGAATATATCCATACCCCGGCCCTGCCGCATACCCATCTGTATCGATAAAACCAGCAAGAACATTTAAACGAACGCTTCTTGAATTTAATTTATAACATTCAGGAATCATTTTTTCATTATCTCTTATCGCAAACGACATTACTTTTTTTATCGTTCCTGCTCCCTTAACGTAATAAACGCTTGATTTGTTATTCTTTTGTTCTGTTTTTACAATTTGACATCCCTTTTCTTCCCAGTATTGAATCCACGCATCTCTTATGACATCATCCATTGTGGTAAGTCCAAGTCTTCCACCCTTTCCATTCCCGTCACCTAACCACAATCCAAAAACATAAGCATCCATTGGAATCACTTGTTCATTAAAATGAACTCCAGTTGAAAATCCTTTGTATAAACTTTTGAATTGTTTGGATGATTTAAGATATTCTTGCAACCCAATATCAATCACCTTTCCCATTGTATATGTGCTTGATATCGTTTTCCCATCCCCATTCTTTTTGTTTTCAGTGCAAATAAGAGTTAAAATGTGATCGTCTGTAACAGTATATGACTCTCCACGCTCTTGATCTATTCGATACATTGGAGAAATTCCGCTATGCAAATCAACTACATTTCTTGGATTGCTATCTGGCCCCATTACCTTGTCTCCGATTTTTACATCTTCAACACTTTTCAATGTACCATCTGACATTATAACTTGCGTTCCTTTTAAAAGGCACTTCCCCATCGCTCCAGCACCCTGTACTAATAGTTTGTCATTCTCAAACAAACACCTCCAAGTATCCGCTGCACTCTGTGGCCTCCAGTCATAAACTCCAGATCCCCAAAGAATCGTTGCCGCTGCCTCAAATTGGTCGTGTTTGAGCAGGTGTTGAACAAAGTTTAGCACAGTCTGCCTAGCCACCTTTTCGTCCAGTGTAACCTGCTTTTTCTGCGAATTCGTCAGATTTGTCAGTATAAACTGAGCGGCATAGATGACTCCATTGATATCATCCTTCTCCGCTTCCGCTCGCACCCTTGTAGCAATGTTAATTGCCTGTAAAACTGATGGGGGTTTATTCATTCACTTTCCACCCGTACATCAAATTGAACCAAGCGAACTCCTTCTCCCCAGCCTTCTTACTGCTTCTGAATACTTTGGCAAATCTACTCACAAACCATTTCTTGTAGTCACTAAACTCGTCCATGCTCCAGCTTTTTTTAGTGTACCAATCCTCTTGGTGGGTGAATTCTTTGTCGAATCCTTCAAACCCCACTCGCTTGAACATTTCGTCCAATGCTTCCATCATAAATGTATCTACTTTGCTCATATATTAATCCCAGTATAGTTGTGTTCCCGTTAGCTTTCCGCTCATCATTCGTTCCAAGACTGGCTCAACGTCCCACGGGTACAATCCTTTCTCATAGCAAGTTTGCATCCCAAAGTATTCATTGAACTTGTCTGCATCTATTCCACTATTTTTCAACGCTTTATCTAGCACATCAAACTCAATATGCTCAATTGGGTTCTCAGTAATCACAATGCCAAGTTGATCTAGCCTATTGTATTTCATTCCTCATCCTCCTCGTCATCATCATCTTCTTCATCCTCGTCAAACATAGAATTCTCAATCAATTCGTGGATCTTGACTTGAAGAATGCCAATCATGCTGGCAAGCGGCAAATCAAACTCCGCAATATATGTATCAATTAATTTATCGATTTTATTTTGTAGTTCCGTTATCTGTTCTGAGTCTTTCATGTTCCTCCTTTAGTTGGTGAATTTTACCATCTTTGTTCCAAACTCTTACGTTTCCTAACTCTTCAAACTGGAAATCCCACTCTTCTTTTGTGATGCGCCCATAAGCGTAGTCCTCATTGGATTTCCGCTGGGCTTCTTCTCTTGTCATGTCCAATGATCTAGCGGACACCTCTCCGTGTCCATAACCAATTTTACCTCCATGTTGCATCCGCAAACACCGCACTTTCCCGCCCCACTGAATGCCGTTGGATCATAGTGAACACACTGGTTGCAGATCATCAACCTCTCCTCGATCTGCTCCTTGTTGCGTATGGGCATACCTGCGCGAACGAATGCCGCTGCACTTTTAACAAAGCTAATCGCTTTCTGCGCTATGTTTGGCTCGTTCATTTCATTCCAAAGATACTCTTTAATGCATCCACTCCAGTGCTGGTGCTATGATATGATCTTGGTTCGTCTTTGCCTTCTTCTTCCCCGTCATACATTGCAACATCCCAAGTCGTATCGAATAGCTTACGAAGTCCTTTCGCAGACATGGTTACGTTTCCACGTCCGTTGAACGATGGGTTCTTATTGATGTACACTTTCCAGAGTTCTTCTTTTGTCATACGTTTATCAGTGCAATGTTGAATTCCGCTGCAAGCATGGTGGTAGATTCATCCGTTGGGTAAGTCTCACGATAGACTATCCTTTTGATCCCATATGATGCAAGCGATTTCAAGCAGTTGTTACATGGCAATGTTGTTGATGCAAGTAGGTAACACTCCAATGGTTTAACGTGGCGCAATGCGTTCTGCTCTGCATGGACAACGTAATTCCTACGTTTTTCCCTACAACTCCAGTCTTCCTCCATGTGCGGTGGAAATCCGTTGTACCCACAAGCCGCAACAGTGTTGTCATGCCGCAACAACACAGCACCAACCTGCCTCCAAGGGTCTTTGCTCTTCTTGGCAACCACTTCCGCTATCGACAATGCATATTCATCCCAGTTCATATTTATTTATTATTCACCGCATTATTACCGCATTATTCACCGCATATTCATTCCAATGAAGTCAAGACCTGTTTATCTCACCCATGTGGTCTTCCAACCAGTAGACTGCTTGACCAGAGTCTCTTACCTCGTCTGGAAAGATACACTCGTCAGATATGATTCCGTTGAGTTGCAGTGCGTTCATTACCTTGGTTGCGTTAAGTCTTTTGTATTCGATGTAGTGTTCCAGAGTGTTCACTCGTCAAACCCTTTCATGCCATCGTATACAACATACAGTATAATAGCTGCTAATACGATATAGCCGATAATATATCCCATATATGACACCTTATTGGCAGGACTCGCACTCTGGATCTTCGATGTGACAAGTGCGCTCCACTTTGATATCTGCCAAGTCATCATCGTCCTTTAGCACAACTGGTTCGTCAGCAACCTCCAGCTTGTCTGCACGGGCGATTGCCGCTGCGTTGCTGTACTGGTGCTGCGGATACCTCTTCGACAACTTCGCTACATTAGCCTCCATGCACTCGTTAATCGTCAAGCCTAACTCGTTCAACAGACCAGTCAGGTAGAACAGGATGTCTCCTGCTTCTTCAATCACGTTGTTGATGTCTAATTGCTTCTGGTAGACGCAGTGTTTCTTTACTGTGTCAAGCAGCTCACCCGCTTCGCCGCTGACTCCCACTGCCATGTGGAGGATGGAGGCTTGAAGAGGTGTTAGCTGGACAAGGATGTCATGCCCCGGCTTAACGATTGATTGAACGAATTGTTCGTATGGTGTAGTTAATTTCATTTTGTATGTATGTTAAAGTATGCCAAGCCGAAACAACCTGATTCAGCTAGGTGGACTAACTTTCCATCACTACCTATGCTCTCGTCAAGTATCTTTTTAGTTATCATCTGAGGATGCCCATCATGTGGTTCAATGTCAACCCATTCAAAGATGCGAAGAACCTTTGCCGCTCGTAGTGCGTTGGCAATGATTAGTGCAGGGTCATCTGTATGCTGCAAGCAATTGTAAATCCAACACTCATCGAACCCCTCTTCTACCACGTCCTCACCTCGCATCACCAGACACTCAACACCATGCTCATGGTAGCGAGCGTAAGTCCACTGCGGATACTGGAGCGGATCCACTACCAATGCCCTGCCAAGTCCTTTTGCCTTTAACAGCATGGACGTTGGGCCACCACCTATGTCGATCACTGACTTGCCTGACAGACTGAATCCGTAGCCAACCTGATGCAGTCCCATGAATCTCGCATAGACATAGTGCTTCTGGTCTTCATCGAACGTGTTGCAGCAGTCTCCCCAGTAATCCGATTCAAACGTGTAGTCACTCATTTCAGTTCCTCCTTCAGTTTCCTGTAGTGTGCAACTGCTTGGGGCCACTGGTCATGCCAACCTGATGACGCTACTAGTCGATCCGCGCAGTCCTTCCATCTGTCACGCTCCTTGGTTATCTTGTCTATCTCTTCTGTTGTATCGTTCATATTGTTTTTGTTTGTGACAAATAGTGGGTAGTATTTGTCACAAGGTTTGTTGTTGATTAGATGGGTAAGTCATTGTCATTGCATCGATTCCGTTGCCATCAGCGTACCAACCTGCTCCGTTGTACACGTCTAGCACGTCTTGGAAGTACTTCTCGTACCGAGGTGCAACTCGTTCAAGCGTAAAGTTCTCACCAAACGCACGGCAGTCCGCTGGTCTGATCTTGTCGATGTTGTTGATTGCGTCCACGTAGTCACCCATCGTGCGGCATCGATACCCAGTGACCCCATGTAAGTTGTTCTCTGCAAATGATCCCCAGTCAGACGTGATGGTTGGTGTTCCGCTCAATAGGTTTTCAATCTGTACTCCACCGAATGGCTCGACGTACTGGCTAGGCAGGAATGATGCCTTGGCTTTAGACATCAGTTCCTTGCGCTTAGGAACGTCAGCATAGCCCGCATACTCGACATGGGGTGGAAATGTATACCCTGCCTCGCATTGACCCGCTACAACCAGTTTCACTCCTGCTCTGCGCGTTGCATCGATGGCGATATCAACACCCTTGCCGCTATACACCCGGCCAAGGTACAGGAAGTAATCCTCCTTCTTGTCATTGAAGTCGAAATCATCGATGTCAAAGTAGTTAGGTATCACAACGGAATAGTTATCTTGCTGGCACTGACCTACTGCACCCATGCCGCAGTGAGCGTGATAGATGGCATATGACTCCCAAACCTTCCATTTAGCCCAGTGACCCCCCGCGTACCCTATCCCCGGCTCAACTACGATCATATCATGTTGGTGTGCATCACATATCGGTCTGACTCCAGACCCCCAAAATGGAAGAATAAAGTCGTTCTTTTCCTTTCGAAAACCTACCTCCCGAATGGCATTGGCATAGAACGTCTGGTATGCGTGATCGCTTGTGTTGAACTTGAAGAACGTCTTGCGCCAGTCATGGCTACCATAACTCTTAGCAAAGTCATCATTGGTCAGGACGCTGACGTGTTCGGTACATTGAAGGTCGCTGTCCTCATGGCCATAATGGATGACTTCATGGCCTCTGTCTGTCATCATTTTGCCGAATTTGACTACCTTCTGCGTGTAGGCACAGGCATTAAACTCTTTAGATGTAACTGTGTGTGGAAGCCCCAGTGCATGGAATCTCATTTTTTCTGTTTTCATTATGTACTACAGGTGTTATTGGAAGTTATTGGTTGTTTTCCTTGTTCTTCAGCTTGTTGATCAAGGACTTCTGCTTATTTACGTCATGTTGCAAATCGTGGATGATTTGCCGCAATTCTTTAATATACTGCTTTTGTTGCTGAATTATACGCATCTCTGGTGTTATCTCATGCGCTTTCATAGGTTCTCTAGGATCTCGGTTAGTTTCGCTTTCATGTTGTTGACTTGTTTCAAACTGTAATAGTCTTGTGCGCTCACTTCGTATGTTGAGTACCTGTGGAGGCACTTCTGGTTATCGCAGTATCTACGTCTCGAAAATCGATTGCCGAAGTCTCTACATTCCATAACGTGTGTCGTAGAACTGCATTTGGGGCATAATTTGACCATTTATGATTTAACCCTAGATATGGGGTATTTGAAATATGTTGCCACTATATGGTGATTATTATCGACAACATCAGTGTTTTTGTGGTTAAAATACATTAGCTCATCGTACGCTATGCTGAGTTTGATTCCCCGCTCGCTTCGATTCGCATTTGCTTCTCCTCTGGTTCCCTGCCCTCGATTAGCTCAATAGGTTCAGCGTTGCGATCACCAATGGTGAATGTGACGTTGAGTGGCTTTGCTTGTGTCGATTCGATTTCGATTTTATCGCCGTACTGACGTGCGTTCCATTTACCTAGTAAGCGGATACGAGTGTCAATTCTGACCCTCTTCTCCTGAGCATCGAGCATTGGATCATCAGCTATTCTTATGCAGTCATCAGCGATTGCGTGAGTGCCTATTTTTCGTGAGAGATGAGATTTATTGCGGAATTCTTCGTTTGAGCATTCCCAACGCCATACTGTTGAGTAGTTTGGCATACCTTCGAGATTGCAGATAGATGAGAGTGTTTGACCCATTGCGAGTCTCTCGCAGATTTCATCTCCGAGAGCTTCGTCGTACTTGGGAGGAGTGCCTACTTTTCGTGCTGGTTTAAAGCTCATATGGTTGCTTGGGTTTAGGTTTACGCTTGGGTAATCCTGACTTCAGTTCGTTGCTCTGCTTGAGTTTTGACTTTGACTTGGTTGAACGTGATTTCGACGCTTTCGGGGTTATCGTCTGGGATGAGTTTGGAGTATCTAATTTGGTCAATGAGAGGTTTGCTTCCTCCAGCAAGATTGTCAACGTCGAGTGTTTTTGTGGAGTAGCGTGTAATTGCGAGAGTGTAGAGCGGATTGCACTTAGCAGTGCAGTCCTTGCTAGGTTCTTTTGCTTTGTGTACTTTGACCAATGGCAATTTAGGAGCGTGTTGAGTGAGGGTGTCAAGTAGCCTTCTAGATGGAGGTTTATAGTTGTCTGCATAGTAGTAGTGTCCGTCTGGTGCGAGGGAGTAGCCTTTCTCTTTGAGTTGTTCAGTTGTCCAGTTCATAGCATACCGATTCTAGAGTATTTACCACGAAGCAATCTTTCTGCGGTCTTGGTTTGTTGTCTCGCGCTTTCAGGGCTTTTGTTAATGAGTTTGCTAACTTGGTTGAATGACCTGTGGTTTCCATCATTAAGTCCATAATAAAGCGTTAGTGCCGTTTTTAGTTTCTCTGGCAATTGGTTTATAAACGAATCCAGTTGTTCAAACTTTTCTTCTTCAATCAAGTTCATTGTTCGAATAAGTAATCTTCTGGGTTGGGATCCTGTTGTGCTTCGATTGTTTTGCCGCAGGTGTTGCACTTGCAGTTGCCGTGATCATCGACGCTCATGACGTTGTCGCAGCACTCTGGTACTTCGTCTTGTTCGGGTGGGTCATTCCAGTAGTCGTTCATAGCGGGTATAGTTGTACATGGTTGTGTGGGATTTATACCTTATCTAGATCAATCAAACTTTTTGCTCGTATTCCTGCTTTTATGATTTGGTTGTGTGCATCATCAACGATGGTTGATGGGAGCAAAATCTCTTTCAGATCCTTGTATTTTGTTCTTACGAAGATTTCATCCGTTTCAATTTCCCCGTCTTTTATGCTGGTTGTCAGTTGGAATCGTTTGGGAAGCTCATAGAGTTTAGCGGACAATGGATTGGCTTCCATGTCGAGATTCCAGAATAGATCAATCATGGTGTTTGCTTGGAGTATTGATATTGTGCCATCTGGCCATTTTGCTAGGTATGTTTTCATTTGATTGGTAGTGTTTCGATTGGGTTGAGTGCTGATTGCGGTACAAAGTAGCAGTCTGGATCTCCCTGTATGAAGTACTCTGGTTTCTTGCCATGCTCAGGATTGATCCATCCCCGCAGGGTTGCTTGTAGTCCATTGATTGTTACGAACACAAAAATGTAATCGTTGTTTGAGGAATCGTACAGCACAAGATGTCCGTTTGCGTGTTCCGTGGTACGAACCTCAAGTGATGCACCTATGTCTGCTGCTTTGGTTATTTGAAGTGTGGACATCTGTGTTAGTCCCGTGAATTTTGACACGGCAATCTCCCCCAGTTCACCGAGGATGCTATCTGCCAATCGTTGGGTCATCTTGCGGTAGGACTTGCCACCATGATCGTGTCCCATGCGCTTGTTCTTAATGGCAACCAACTGGCGCACTGCGCCTTTAGTTGCGGCTACCATGAAGTCCTCTGCGGTTAAGTCGATGATCATCGTGATTGCTGAATGAATTTGAGTGCGATTGCCATTAGCTCAGGGTAGTCGCGCAGTGACTCTAGGTAGGATTGGAACATATCATCGATAGCTTGTTCAGCGAACGGGTCAGGAATGATCTCAGCTTTGACCTGTGCGTCCTCCAATTCCTTGTTGGCTGCCCTTAGTGCAAAGATAGCAGCGGAGCAGAATACGGACAACTGTGCGGCAATGGATCGGTAGTCCTTGTTGCATTCCTTCAGACGTTCAACTTCGGAGGTGTATAGTGTTTCGCTCATATTAATATTTATAGAATGGATTTAGTGGGTTTGGTTTACTGACTTTATTATCACTGGAAGCATTCCTTATGAATTCCACATAGTATTCTTTAGCGCACTTTAGTGCCTCATCACGTTCAAGCTCTGCTCTTGCTGCCATGTCAATAGCGCATTTCCATTTGTTCTCCCAACCAACGATAGCATCCCTAGCCTCATCCCGCTCGCGTAAAGCTACGGAAAGCGGAGTTCCGCAAGCGTGATTGGTTGCTCCCTCTAAATAGCGTATGCGTTCGGTTTGCCTAAGATTTGTCTCCTTCAATACCCTTTTGTATGCCTTTGATTTTTGTGCATCAATTCTAGCCTCATCGCGTTCTTGGCAGAATCTTTCTGCCCTGCATTCAGCCTGAACAATCTGAGATAAAGCATCGTCACGTTCTAACTCCAACCTAGCCAACTCACTTGTGGAGTGTAACTCCAATGCGGTTAGCCTGTCAGCCAGCTGCTTGGCATCCTTTCGCAACTTGTATACCTCAACAGGTGTCCAGTCAGCACCTTCGCAACCGCACTCGTTTGCGCTAGTGGCATAGCAAGTGCAACCCTGACCCTCGTAGTAATCTGATGTTATAATTTCGTGCATATATTTATAAAATGGGGTGTGAGGTTTTATGTAGTTGCCTCACAGGGTCAAATGATAACCAGCCCACATGGTGGCCGCTACATTCCCTTAAAATTGGTCAGCGTTTTTTCGGATGCGCTGCCCCCGTTGTCCCCTGCTGATCGGGAGTTCCCAACCTAGCGAGGAAAGTGTTAGTTAAAACGGAATGTCATCTCCATCGTTATCCTTGGCCCGTGCTGGAGCAGATTTGGCCTTTGTAGTGGTTTTGTCTCCAACCTGTACATTCTTAGCGTTTCCAAGAATTGGAAGCTGCACACCATTCTCGCGATCTTCTTTTGAGATCGATTGTTTTACCATGTAGTCACCATAATCTGACTGAGATTCAATCAGGATGAGATCACAGAATAGTGCCTTATCACCATTTTTGCGGGTGATTGCCTTGAATCGTGTCTTGTCTAGTTTTGTTACGTCGATACTTAGTGTTATCATATTTTATTTACTTTTATGCGGCTTTTAATGGTTGCCGCTTACCAAGTCTGCATTAGTTTGCAGAAAGTGTAATGTTATGCTAGTCGCTCCAGCAATCGTAGCTTCCTTCGTAAACATATCCATTTTCGTTCCTCGTTTCATTGAACGTGAACGATTGCCCAAACATATCGTGAGACCCGCAAAGTGACTCAATGATTTCTTTGGACAGATAGGACTTGGAAGTGATGCGGAACTTTCCCCAGTCCCGGGTGCCGCTGGCATTGCGAGACTTATCTGCCTCGACTGTGATTACGTTGAGAGTTTTCATTTCAATAGTAGTTGAACGTGTTGCCTCCGTAAACCTGATTGGGATTTCTACGGCTCCACTCGTCATGGAAATGCTGTGCGTCAGAGTCGCTACGCTCGGACTTGTTAGCGAAGTATTGCTCTGGGTCTTGGTGTTTGCGGTTAACCCGTGGAGATTCGTCATCATCCTGCGGGTCGAAGTCTGGTAGTGTTTTCATGTGGATCAAATAATAAACCCCTTACGAGTGAAGAATTTTCCAATCGGGGAACTCCACTCGTCGGAAAGAGAGCAACGAATGTGACTCACAAAATCGTTTCCTTCGCTCTCTGCGGTCTGACGATTGCATTCGATGTAATTCCAGACCTCAATTTTGCCAAGTCCAGTTTGGAACCACTTGCTTTTTTGAGAATCACTTGCTTTCAAATCTTGATCATAAATAGCGTTCAAGATTTCGAGTTGGGTTTTTTTTGCTTTCATTTGATATGGTGTATTTATTGGACTGACTCCACTACATCTAGGGTTAAAACTCAAACTCGTCAACAGAATTTTCTTCGATGTGCGCAAAATATTTATTGTAGATTTCTTTTGCCTTTTCGTATTTTTCCTGAGCGTCCGCAAACCTAGATTTCATGCGGGTCTGCCAGATTGCTGTTGCAGTGTCTAGCAGAAAGCAAGCCTCGTCGAAGTGGTGATTAGTGTTCATCGATTTGTTCAAATCTAGAAATTTCTCCGCGCATTTTTACAGGCACAAACACGTCACGTTGACCACGCCGATTCTTGTCGATGCGTACACGCGAAGTTGATTGGGTTTCTGTTTTGCGTTTAAATGATGACGCTTCTTTTTTCTTCTCGTCTGGATGCGAGATGATGAGCAAAAAATCAGTGTGGTGACCGATTGCGCGGGACTCTCGTACTGCACCTTCGTCGTTGAGTTGTGATGCAGTCATCACCACGGATTTTGTTTTGAGAGCAGTTAGTTTGAGTCTTCGCGATAGTTCACTCACTGCCTGTTCTCGGTTATCTGCGGTTGGCATGGTGACAATTTGTAGGTAGTCAACGATGATCAGATCGGCCTTGCCAAGTGATGCAAGACGGGATGCCTCTGCGACGATTTCTCCAACCTCGGAGAGATCATCGCGGATCGTGAGGTTCATTCCCATGAGTTGGGTGATTGCGCTTGAGATATCCTTTGCAGATGCAACCCCTCTCCACTCTGTGACCCCTTCCATCTCACGCAATGGCAGTATTGTCTTACCCAGAAGATTGGAAGCTATACGTTGTAGAATAGCCTTAGCTGGCATCTCTAGAGAAAATATAGTTACTGATTTACCATTCAGCAGTGCCTGAAGTGCTGCCTGATAAAGCAAGATAGATTTGCCTCCGCTGGTCTGCGCTCCTACCACTAGCATCTCACCCCTCCTTGCACCTCCACCAAGCAACTTGTCCAGCTTGGGAATTCCAGTTGGGTAGTTCTCTAGTGGAGTCTTGTCCTCCAGATCATCCAAAAAGTCGTTTAGATGGGCCTTCACGTCCTTGCATTGGCTCTCTGGTACGATTGCATTAGCGAATGACTCAGCGAGGCTAGAAAGGTCTGCCTTCATCGCGCAAATATCGTCATGGTTATCCTCCCACGTCCTTATTGCATCACGATACCCTTTTGCTTTGATGAGTTGTGCGCGGTAGTCCGCTGCGGTTTCAACGCACATAGCACCGGGGGACAGGAAGATTGTCTGGAGTACATCCATAACTCCATCCTTCCCTCCGCAAGCATTCAACTTGCCAGTTGTCTCAAGGTCACTCAATGCCCCTAGTGCGTTTGTGGATCCAGTCCGCTGGTAGACTCTCTCCAGTGCGGTGAAGATGAGTTTATGTTGTGATAACGCAAACAGATCTTCTGACCATGCGAGGTGCGGTAGAACCTCTGGGTCGATTGCGATAAGCGATAGTGCCGCTTTTTCTGCGGTGATTGCGATTGGTGTATTTTTCATTTAATTAAAAAGGCTGGAGTGTTTTCACCGACATATGCGCCTTGAACATTAAACTCAAAATATTCTTCGGCTTCCTCGCTTGTCATATCTTTCATTAAGATTTCTATGCACTTCTTTCTGTCGTATACTGCAAACGCAGTTGTGAATTGGTAAGCCACACCAATGAATGCTGACTCAAATCCATCTGCCAAGATGACTGGTTCATCTTCTCCAACCAATTCGGTTATTTTTTTATTTAGTGTTTTCATTTGTTTAAAAAATCGATGACTCCTTTAATTGTATTTCTTTTTTCTGAAATAATATCGTTATGTAATTTCTTTTGTTGTTCTACTAATTCACTGTAATTTAATGAATTGATGTAATCATTCAGTTCTTTCTTGTAACAATTTTCTGGTAAAATTGCATTTTCATTAATGTTATATCCACTTTTTTGAATGGTTTTCATTGTGTTTGGAGCGAAAAGACAAACAACATCACACATCAACGCTTCATAAAATCGATTTGCCATGAATGCATAGTTTTCATGCGTGTGCTTATCTTCGATGTACAAACTATACTTATAGTTTCTTAACCCTTCCATTCCAACTTCCCACTTTAATGGCTTGATGCAATTTGACGTGCATTCTAGAGCTTTGAATTTAGTCCAGTGCTTAATGCTTGCTGAGATAGTAATTCCTTGATGCAGGTAATCTTTAAAATCATCACACCTATGCTTCCTGTATGTTCCGTAATATATTGTTCCAGATCTGTCTGTTTGTATTAGATCTTTTTTGATCTGAGTATCATTTCTGAATATCAAACAATTTAAGTTGCAGGTATGCCAGTTATTGATGAAATCATTTAACTTCTTTTCAGCAATGTTTTTGCTTAGAATCCAATGACGATATCCGTTTCTTGGATTGTTACATATCATATCGTAACTTCTTCCTCTTTCAGTGATTGCATATCTTAATAGCTGATTGTCTTCTAAATCATGATCATTTACTAACCATATCAATCTAGCTTTTGGATTGTTGTCTAGCACCTTCCTGTATTCATTGTGTGGCATATATGGAGATGCGTAGCAGCAAATGATAACATCATAATTTTTATCCATTGCTTTTGGTATCCCATACTCTCCATCTAACAAGTCTGCGTTTAACTCATTTTTTAGAATAAGAGAGTTCCTGCAATGAACTATTGAAGTATCACTGTAGTCTTCTGCCAATGGTTTTGTTTTGGATGTGGATTCAATTATTAGAATATTCATATTAGCAAGCCCTCTGGTAAGTCTCCTGTGCTTTGTAGACCCATTCTGCTTTGAATCCCTGCCATCCACGGGAGACGCATTCGGTGATTGCATCCTCCAGCGTCCAACCTGCGTTGTCCGCTTCGTTCTGAATGGCATTTAGTGCCGTTTGAGTTAGTGGTGATTTCTTTGCCTTCCTGATTTTAAGAAAATCATTCCAGACCTGTTCAGGAACTGAATCTGGTCTATTTATATTATTAGTAGTAGAAGAAGAAGATGAAGAAGAAGACTGTAGTGTTGCCTTTTGGTTGATACCATTTGGCAAGCAATCTTCAACCACCCTTGCAAGTGTGGTTGAACCACCCTTGAGTATTTTACGCAATTCGGCAGACTTCTTTCCACCTTCAGCACTTTTCCGCGCCCATTCATTCTGTTTGATGATTTCCTGCTCCAACCTCTCATGCACCATGCATGAAGTGTCGTTGGGGTGTGGTTTGAACATGGTTGCAACGGTGGTTGCAAGGGTGGTTGAAGCACCCTTGCCAATCAATCGTGCTATTTGATCTGGATTCGATGGAATACTTCCGTGCTGCCAACAATAGCAAAGCAAGCGAATGTAAGCACCCTCTTCCTCAAGACTCATCAACGCTACACGTTGAGATCCCAAGTAATCAGCGGGGTAAAACTGAAACGCTGGACGTTTAATTTTCATAGTTTAAAAAAAGACCCACCTCAAGTGATACTCCCGCAAGGAATCTTGTGGGCATGAGGTAGGTCAAATTAGTTGGTTTTTAACGATGGTATCAAACATCGCGCTTCGTCTGAAGCTAACTCAAAATATCTAGATTTTGGATTTCGTCAAATTGTTTTTTACAGACCAATCCCAAATGGACAATAATTCCTGAGCCTTGGGGTCAACATGGTCTTGGTTTAACCCGTACGATTTTAGTTCAATCCATGTACCATCTGGCAACTCACCAGTGCATTTAACCTCATATCCAACTCCAGCTGCTGCGCTATACTTTCGGTGATCGTAGACGTAAACCTCAACTTGTTTCTTTTTACCTTCGTTGCAACGGCACTCTTCATGCCCTGCGAAGGTTTTGTAAAACGAGATATCCGATTGTCCAAGGTGATCCTTGAATTGCTTCCATCCATTGCTTGTTAGTTTATCAAAGTTCAGATCGTTCATAGTTTTGCTTTCTTTGGTTTGTCCTCAACTAGCTTCACAATTTCCTCTGCAACGTCAGGTTGGATTTGGGTGAGATCGTATCCCACTGCCTCGCAGTACTTCTGCAATTTTGTAGCAGAGATGCTACCTCCGAATAGCTTAATGCTGTCGGATAATGACATTTCGGTGCAATTTCCGATATGTTCGATAACCTCCGCAGGGTATGTCTCACGTCCTTTCTGGCGTTGCAGTTTCCATCCATAAACCTTCTCCCCTGCTTGCAGTTTTTGCTTCAGCAGATCTTTTGCCCAATCGACAAGGTAGTTGTTGAAAATATTGCTCTGTTTTATAAACATTGAGAGTCGATCCACATCACCTGCGAGATGCTCCTGCATTTGCGCTAGGTTGGTCTGTAGGTCGCTTTCCACAACCGCTAGGGTGGTGGCAACTGGAACTGCAATCTGACCGCACGTTGATGCCTTCTTACACCACTTGCAATAATCGCAAGCGGACGGGGTTTTGTCTGGGTCGTTGTATGCTGAAAGAACACCCTCGACAACCTGCTTGGCCTCGTCAATTGTCCAGCTATGCGTCACCACACGCTCTTGATCACAGAACAGCAGGTGCGTAGTCCATTCGCGAATAGCGTATTCGCCAGTCTCGAAATCGTAGCTTGCTGCCATGTTGCCGTAGGCATAGGCACACTGCTGCTCGGCGTACGAACGTAGGATTCCTGATTTTAGGTCTAGGCTAGTATGTATAGCAGGGATTCGGCAATCCTCGGTTCCAATGTGATCGATCCCCGGCGTTTTAACCTTGAGACTATCTTCGTCGGTTACCACCTCATGGTCACCAGCGATTGTCTTGGTCATCTCGACTGCCCACATGACCGCATCTCCATCCTTGGGATTCAGATCAAGAAAAGGTTTATTGTTCCCCATGAACATCTCACGGAACGCAAGATCCATGTGAGTCCCGCGAGATGCGGCATAAGATTGACCTTCCTTAGACTCGAAGCAAGCACACTCAGCCAGCTTTGGAAGTAGTGAATGCCTGATCATTTGGCCTCCCATTTTGCAACTGCTGCGAGAAACTTCTCTGGTGATACGATAAGGTTGTCACGATACTTGCCAGCGGGAAGATCATTCCACAACTGACCAACTTTGATCTCACCTTTGCTGATCAGATATGCTGTAGCCGATTCAGCTTTGGTTGCGATTACTGCCTCTACCTTTGTGAACCAGTTTGGATCTTCTTTGGGTGTTACGGGTGATAGTACTTTTGTGACTGTTGTCCTAGCTTGCGGAACGCTAGTGGAGCGTCCCATTGCCATCTCGCCATCGTCATCCAAATCGTCAGAACATACCATTACAAGCGATTGCAAGGCATACCTGCGAGCATAACTGATTAAAGACCCGATTCCCTGCGGATCTTCCTTCACTGGTTTCATGTATAGACGTGATTTAATCCACTGACCGCTTGAATGGATTAGCATGGATTCAACGTAGTATCCGCTTTCGTCGTGTGATGGAAGCTGAACCACAGAAAGTCCGTTTGCGGTTAGTGCTGGTCGTACTGTTTCCCAAACCTGCGCCAATGAAGCGTAGTTGGATTTGAAGAATGGGTTCTTTGCGTCCTTGTGAACTGTTCCGTTCTCTGCCTGTGCTTTTGATAAAGCGATTGCTAGGTCTGCTATGTTTTCTGATTGTGTGTTCATTTGTTTTGGTTTGTTTACTGGTTGGTGAATTGGTCAAATTTTGAGCATACGTCAAAATCGTCGTGATTCTCGGAATCGTTGTTTTTTTCTTTTGCCTTCCGTTTATCGCAATATTCGCGAAATCGATGGAGGATGTTTTCCTGACCCAATCGATAGCAAGCGAAGCAGGACGCAAAAGACAACAAGAAATATGAAACTGCGAATGTGGTGGTCATTTGTTTTGTGTGAGTACTAGGGTTATTCCAATGATTGCGAATGCTGGTGCGATTACTATGAACGCATCCAGACAATGCTGGAGCGTCACAAGCAAAGGGACTGACGTGAATGTTTCGATGATGCTCATATTAAAAAAGAGCAAGTGCGTTCCGTGCTTCCTCGTCAGATAGGATCAAATCTGATCCACAATCCAAGTAAGCGTGTTTGCCCGTGGACTGCTGCCAACAGTAGAGGAGTGTCCGTCCGCTGCGTGACTTGAAGGGTTGCTCAGTTCCACCGCAAGCGGGGATCCAGTTTCCTTGTGCGGCTTTTTCTGCGAGTTGGTTGATGAGGTCTGTGATGTTCATAAGATCTGAAGAATAATCCAATCTGCTTGGGAATGTCAACAATGTTTTTTTGGAAAGATTCCAGCGGATTTTAAAGCGTCTTTGCACTGGTCGATCAGCAAAGAATCCTTGTGACCATATGCGTCAACAACCGCTTGTAGTGCCTGTACCAATTTTGTGTGCGAAGCGTTTTTGTAATGCTCAGAAGATTTGAATAGTTTCATTTTGTTGGTTGGGTTTGGAGCGGGGGTGGAACCCGCTCCGTTTTGGTTTTAGAGTTTAGCTTCAGCGTGTGCTGCCTTTGCTGCCTTGAATGCTGCTAGTTTGTTGACTACATCATCTGCGTGTTCAGTGAAACCATTAGCGCGAGCGTGATCAGCATACTTGTGAGCGTTAGCAGTGGTTGGGTAGGAAAGATCGTAGCAACTAACTACTTTTTCGATTTGCTCAACAGAACGGATTAACTCACGCTTGGTGAGATCACGAAGACGAGCGAGATCACGGATCCCACGGGTAGCGGTTTTTTTAGATGCAACCTTGGCTTGCTCTTCCTGAACGTCCGTCAGTGGCTGGACTGACCATGCTTCGCAACGGGGAGTTTGGAAGCGGATAAACTCGGAGAGGTAGCGTTTTGTTTGGTTGAACTCGTTCCATGCTTTTTTGAGGTTACGTTGAGCTTCAGTGAGAGATGGTGAGTTAATGTTTTTCCATGAAACTCCGTATTCAAGTTCCTCGGAAGGAGCAGTAAGATTTTCAAGACTTGTCTTGGAAGAAGCTAATGCTGATTCAGCGTAATCTTTGGAGATCTCAAAAGGAAGTCTTCCGCTACCATTGCATACTCCGTTGAATCCCCATCCGTATTCGACAGTGTATCCATGCTTGGCAAGTCTTCCGCTTGGGAGTTTTTGAGTTGATCCGCAGATTTGGCAGGTTCCGATTTGTGTAGCTTTCATTTGATTTGGTTTTTGGTTGGGTTTGGAGCGGGGATTGAACCCGCTCCGTTTTGGTTTTAGTTATTTAAAATTTCGCGTCCTGCATTTATTGCAGCATCTGCACATTGAGTTTTTCCACGCAAATTCCGCAACTCATGAGGAAAACTCCAGCTAATGGTATTTGCTCCTTCTCCTGCATTGTTTTCTTGTGCTGCAAAAATGCAGAATTCTTTTCCGTATTTAGAAATTGCTAGGATGGTTTTTTTACTAAGAGTTGTCATTTGATTGATTTGGTTTTTGGTTTCGTTGCTGGCGTTGCGCCTTCAACTGAGATGAAGATACCAACCTGCTTGGGTTATGCAATAATTATTTTCATTTATTTTTCACCTAGGATAAAAATAGTTAGTTAATTCTATTGACACCCGCAGATGCCGATAGAATCAAGCTGTACGGATAAGAACCAAGTGACATCCTAGCATCTAACTAGGTTGCCGCGCAGATTTCCATCTTTCGAGGTCTGCCACCCTTCGCTCCATTAGCCCGTGCTGCCTCAACTTTTTTATCAGACGAAACGCATCCACCCTTGCGTCCAATCTCCGATAAAAACTGCCGCACTACATCAGGAATCGTTGTCTTCATTTTTGTCTCTTTCCTTGGCAACTCGCTTGAATGAATCCCAGTCGATATCGTCGTAGTTGTCCTGATATTTTCGCTCCCAAGTCTTGGTTCTTGGCTTATCTCCCTTGCCGTTTCGATGCCACTCATTGTTGTCAATCTTTCCGTGGCTCATCTTGCTCCTTCGTTTTGAAAACTCCGTCACGAACGAAAATATGCTCCATCAATTTTGCCGCTAGGACGAACTTGAAACTCGTCTCTTGGAGCGTCCGCATCACGTCATGGTAGACATCGTGCTGAGTGATTTTGGTTAGGTCGATTTGAGAAAGTACGGCATCAATTGCTTGTTGCGTCTCTTCTTCTCCAGCTTGTTTTGGTGTGTTTGTATCTGACATATTTATTATTGGTTGAATGTGTTTTTCTCACGCTCGATGAGCATGGCATCTGCGTCCACGAATGACAACTCTGCAACAATCTCAGGCAACTCGCCACTAAATTCTTCGCTTGCCCTGTAGCCCCGCAGTGATGCCGCTGCGAAGTAATCTCGGATTCCCATTCCAGAGTTTGGCTTTACTGCGGATGTCTTTGCATCACCACCGAAATGAGGCACAGGGAATGCAGGGTGGTTGTTGCGTTTAGTAGCCATGCAATTTAGCGAGGAACTCGCGTTGAATTTGCCTACGTTCTGGAGTTCTCGTCCAGAAGAACGCACAGGCTTGATCTACTACAATTGACAACCGACGAATCCACGGATCTTCGTGATCTTCGATTCCGCACTGGTTGCGTCCGATTCCTTTGACTGGTTTTGTATTTTTCATATTTATTTTTAAAACATAGCAGGAACGAGGATGCATCCCCTTTTCAGATACGGGTTCCAAAGGTTACGAGTCACCAAGGACTCCCCGACCTCGATGCGACTCTATTAGAGTTCATCCGTAAATCCATCTGCCTACTATTAAATTTATTTCTTTTTAGATTTAGCTTTCTTTTGCACGGCATATGCAATCGCTAGTGATTGCTTCTGTGATTTTCCAGATTTCATTTCAGTTTTTAGATTGCGTTCAAAGCAATTCTGTGATGCACATTTTCGTAGTGGCATAGGTTTATTCTTCTTCGATTCCAAGTGCTGTTTGGAGCGCATCATAGTCTCCATTTCCAGCATCAAGCGCAGCATTTTTTATATCTTCTGGAGCATCTTCAGCAACCATCAGAACCATATTGTCTGGGAGTTGGTATTCTTCAAACCCAATTTTTTTGTAGTCATTTATATCAGACGTGTTTTTGTCAGCATCTTTTACAAGTATAGAGTAATTCTCGCTCATTATTTATTTATTTTTCTTTTTTGAAGCTAATACCTTTTGAGTATCTTCGTCAACACGCAAAATAAATCCAGCATTTTTTCGCATTGCTCCAGCAACAGTTTCAGCGGAACCATCGACCACTGTTTCTCCAGCGTGAGTTTCTCTGTATTTCTTGAATATTTGCTCTGGTTTTACTGGATTTTTAACCAAGAAATTGTTCCCTTTTTCTGGCCCAAGCATTACCCAATCGTATGCCTCATGCTCAACAAAATCAGGATTAGACCTCATTTCGTCTCTCGCCTTACGCTCCGCTTTAGACATTGCCGCTTCTTCTTTTGGATCCTTTCCAAAATACAAAGCAAAAATATCTGGATTTTGAGAAAGTTCAACCGCAGTTACAATATCAAGGTTTTCACCCTCCCTAAAATCTGACGATTCACGCATAACAAGACTTGGATCAAATTTGCCAAACTTAAATGACAATATACTTCCAATTGCTGAACCCCTGTCAGAGAATGTATTCCCAATATTATCAGAAATATACAATGATTTGTTATTTTTTAATAATTCATTGTATTCTTTTATATTAACATATTTTTCTAATTTTTTATTTGCTTTTTCAATGCTGTTTTCTGCCCAGTTTCCAGTTTTAACATTACTAATTGCCTTTTTAATACTAGAAACTGCTTTAAATATTTCACCATAAAATCCTTTGGGAGTAATATCTTCCCTTTCTTTTGTAATTTTATTTATTTTTTCATTTATTATTCTAATCTTTTCTGGATCTTTTTTAGCAGAAGACATTTGACGTTTTAAAGCGGTTATAGCAGAACTCATTGCTGATTTCTCTCCTGCAATAATTCCTGCTTGCATGGATAATGAAATGATTTCCTTTTCCCTTTGGCTCAATTTTGATTTTCGCATCATCTTATCAAGAGTCCTTGCGGTTCGCTTGTTTGATTTATGAGCAATTGGATCCATCAAGTGAACCAAAGCGTATTTCGCTCCATGAGATGCTAACCTATTTTTAGCCCCAGATACAAAGGTGGATGTCATATTTGCCCAGACTGCCTTGTATTTCTTGCCATCTGGCCCAGTAATTGTGACTTGGTTTGATTTAAGGAATGGATGCAATGGGCCACCCATATCTCCACCAGTAGCCCTTTGACGATCCGCCTCAAGAAGAATGACTGGTTGTCCTTTTAGTTCTTTTATTAAGTCTTTGAACTTTGGAACTTCAAGGTATTCAGGATCGTAAGAGAATGACATTTTTCTTCCACCACCAATATCAATTTCAACATTTGTTGCTTTATCCCATTGAAATCCTTTTGCTGGAGTGATTCCTTTTATTATTGTTGTTTCAAAGTCTGGAAGCGGTTCATTTTTTCCAATTGGACGTGCTGGCATGAACTGCAAGCCAGTTGGTTTTACTCCATTAATTTCAACCTCGCTAACTGGAGAATATCTCCCCCTGCCTTTGCTAGATTCAATGCTTCCTGCGCCTGAATCAGTAAGGTTTCCAATTCGTTTGGTGAGTTGGTTTCCTGTGAGTCCGCTTGCAAGTTCTCGTTTTTTGAGTTTGGTAGACTCAAGTTTTGTAAGGTACGCTCCATAAGATTCTGGTTTTTTTCCTGACATTACGATTGAATGCGCCCACAGTGCGGCTTGCACTTGTGAAGGCTCCCAACCAATTTCGTTGGCAATTTCTGTTAATAATTTTTCCGCTAAATCATACTGCGATTTACTTGGTGTGTCTACTCCAAACAATAGACGAGCAATGTGGCGATCAACAACAACACGGGTTACATCCCCTTCATTTGCTGCCTTATAGTTTGAAATCTTTCGACCCGAAACATCTGTTTTGTTTTTGATGGCATTTAGGTTACCGATAACTGCATCAAGATATCCTCCCTTTTTTTGTCCACGCAACCTTGCATCAAATTCTTCACCTCGCATTAACTGACCAAATGCCTTTAAAGCAAGACCTACATTGGCCTTTACAGATGATGCTTGAGAAGTAACAGCAAGAATCTCTTGGAATAGTTCAGCATAGTCACCAAAGAAATCTTCCAAAACTTCCTGATGTTCTTTATACCAATCTCTCCATGATTCTTGACTCAAAGCAGCATCAGTAAGTGCTTTTTTTGTCATTTTTAATTTTAATGAATCTTTGTTTTTTTTGGTTTTTTCTTCTCTCTCCGCTGGCATGAACTGCAAGCCTGTTGCTCTAGGCAACTCGTCTTGCACTGGCTTATCGTTCTTATCGAGAATCTTTATAAGATTCTCATCGAAGACAACGTAGTTGTATGTTGGTGCTGTCTCAGCACTTTTAATTTGTTTTTCAAGAGCAGCAAGTTCTTTTTCGCTTGCAGTTAACCAATCTTCAAATTGCTTCCGCATTTCCCAATCTCTTGGGTTGTTTTCAAGTGTTTTTCGTAATTGCGGAACTTCTTTAAGAAGCTCGTCCCGACGATTGGTATCGGAGGCACTTGTTCTACTCATGCCGTCTAGGTAGCGGATGCCGGGGATGCCTGCTGTAAACAATGCTTCTGACGTTGCTTTAGTATTTTCTGGCAATGTATAAACATTATTATCCTCATTAGTGTTAATTTGTTTACTTAATTCTTGTGCAATATCATTGTAGAACACGCTCATTGGTTGTTCTTGAAAATCTTCGTCTCCAACTAAACCTGAATTTTCAACAACTTCGTAAGACTTTCTTGCTAAAATAGCTTGCGTTTTGCTTGCGTTTTTTCTGAATTCTTTATCTTTTAATTGATCTGCAATTTTTGTAATTAAAGATTTTACCTTTTCACTCTGCTCACTCAATGGCTTATCCCAATCAAGCAAGTCTTCGTCTTTTACATCGAGATCAACTTTGTAGAGATTGCCTGTTGGTTCCATGACATCATTTGGCCCAGTCCAAACATCCATAGCTTTTTTAACTTTATCACTTGCTTCAGAATATGTTTTTTGAAATGCTGTATTCCAATCGTCACCTTTAGCCAAGTCTGCTCGGACTTGGTAAGCAAACCAAGGGTCTTTTTTTGTTCCAAATTTTGAAAGTGCATCCCTATATTTTTCTCCGACACTTCTTGCCTGTGCAAAGTAAAGCCCCCATCCATACGCTTGCGCTCCTTCACCAGTGCCTATTTTCTCCAGCTTGAACTTGTCTACGTCAAATGGAGTTCCGTGGAATGCAGGAAGGAAGTTGATCAACCCAGCGGAGGATACCAATGCGTTGGAGAATGGTTTGATAACTGCGTCTGGAGCAGGTTTTGCACTGGTGGTTATGTCAGAAGATTGTATGCTTTTTTCTGAGGTAGTAGCACCTATCATCTCTGAACTTTTCGGTTTTTCGGAGATAGTAGGTGTCAACTCCATATCTGGCAGCATAGCCTTGCCCCGCACAGGAGGCTCAATTTCGCCCAGCGAGAGTGCTTTCGCTCCAACCACCTTGGTTGGTGCGGAAATGCCTTCTAGGGGGCGTATACGCGCAGAGATCGGCTCGTATTTGGTGGGTTGCTCTGCTGGCATGAACTGCAACTGACCACCACGGACTTTACCTGCCATTTCGGGAGTGATGTTTACACGCCAGATTGGGGTATCCTTCATGGAAGGGATGGTGTAACCACCCTTGTCAATGTCTGGCCCTTTTTGCATAATGCCAGAGTCAACCTTCTCAACCTTGCCACCCATCTTTGCAATATACTTGCCAACCTCTTTAGGAAGGATTTGATCGTAGAATCCCTTCATTCCTTCGCCACCGACTTTAAGATCAAGTCCAGATAGTGAGTGATATTCGTCACCATCCTCTGTTTCTCGCTTCTTACCTTTGTTTTCTTGCATTTTTTGTGCAAGTTCTTTGCCGAATGTTGCCTCTACTTCAGAGAGTTCCATTCCTTCTTTTGAAAATACTTCATTCTTTCCTTTTATGGCAGACGCTGAATAAAGACCATCTTCGTCAATTGAATAATCAATTGCATCAACCTGCTTGCTCAAGTCATATCGTTCGGCTTGCGTATCACCAGTAGTCCAACCAATCCACTTCTTGTCTGACTCCACGGCATCTCGCAATGCGCGTTTGAAAAGTTGGATAGACCAGTCTTTTCGGAATGGTGCGTCTGGGATTTTTCCAACAACTGAAGATGATTCTCTTTTAAATGCATATTCAATTGCTGATTCAGCAGAATCTCCTGCCATCCCATCTGTTACAAGATTACCTTCAGCATCAAATACTGACCATGTTAAATTCGATCCAGCTTTCCCAGTTTGTTTTGCTGTCCATCCCTTGGGCGATATTAAATACCCCTTCTCCCTACCCGCCTGATGCCTGTCAGACTGAAACTCCTCAACAAACAACCCCTCGTTGCCCTGTGCGTCTGTGCGCTCATTGAGACGCATATGCGCTACATAGTTGGGTGTTTCGGGGAAGTGGGAGGAGATGTAGCCAGCCCTTTCAGATGATGGAATACGAACCAAATCAGACTGCCTGTCAATTAAACCTCTTAATTGTTTTTGAATTTCGTTCCACTCTGGAGATTGTTGTTCAAATTGAGATTGCTGCTTATTTAATTCAAATATTTGTTTTTTAAGTTTTGCTTCTTCTTCTACGATTTTATTAGGCATTGTCATCACCACCTCGCGGTAGTTTGCGCCACCGGGGAGTTGGTATTTTTTAAAGCTCGTGCTATCTGAATCACCCTCATCTTCTTGACGAATTTCCACACTATCTTCCACTTCCATCCTTAATTCGTTTTCTATTTCGTCATTTAAATCTTCCTTAGAATCGTATCCATCTTCAAAATTATAATCATAAATACCATATTTACCACTATAAGCATCTTTTTCTTTAAACCATTTTGAGTTCCACTCTTCTAATCTTTCTTTAGCGGATTCTTCATCATCAAAATGTTCAACCTCATTGTTATAATCATCAAAAATTACATAGTCACTATCATCATACCCTATAGTATCAATAGTCCAGTCTGAAGCAACCTGAACCACGTTTGGACGATCAATTTGATCAAGTTGATTTTGAACCCAGTCGTATTTTGCATTCTCTGCTTCTTCAAGCGTGTCATAGGACTCTGATGTGGAGTCATCTGAAACAATCCATTTTGCAGTTCCTTTATTAAGAGTCACCTCTTTAAACTTAACAGCACCTTCATTGCGAAGATACTCCATAACCTTGTCTTTTGGAACCTTGCCACTGTTCTCCGCTGCAAGACGATCAATCTCACCTAGCACTCCAGACCACTTCAGTTCCTCGGCCTTTGCATTCTGTGGGTTGTTGACGATTGCCTTGAGTTGTTCTGGTGACGCAAATTTACCCGTGACTTTCTCGTCGATGGTCTTTTGTAGTCCAGAGTACATCCCACGCTCGGAGGTTGGGTAGCGTTCTGTTTCCGCTGGCATGAACTGCGTTGCCGATGCTGATACCTCTGGTTCGCTTTCCATTGGTTCAAGTATAGCTTGCGTTGGATCAAACATGGATCGAACGCGCAACTTTCCATTCTCTACATCAATGTACTCGGCAGGATGCAATAGATCTTGCTGATGCAATTGTAACTCCAATGGTTCAACATTGCCTTGCGCTGCTAGTCTTGCTATCTCCGTGTCAATTTCCATTGCCTGAGCGAATTGCTCTGGACTCTGTAATTCGGCAAGAGGATTTTCTGCTGGAAGATAGTTTTTAACTGCCAACTCATAACTGAATGGCATCTTTGCCAGTGCAGTTTCATCGTACGAATTAATTCTATCCATGCGTCTGGAACGAATAACTACGTCCCTGCTATCTTGTCCCTTTCGTTTAGGCAAGGTAGTGCGTTCTGGATTCGCATCGCGGGTTTCCTTTCGATAGACATTGAATAGATCGTTGATCCTATTCTTCATTTCCATTGCTATCTCAAGGTCTGGATTAAGGCCAATATGCCCCTGCAAGCCTTGTTTGTGGTTATAAAGGTATTGACGCACAGAGTCCCAAAATTTGGTCATGTCTCCACCCCACAACCTCAAGTTGCGAGGACGCTTTGCTGCCCAAGCATTAGCCTTGTCGTGCATCCGTGACATCGACATCGTTGTCATCAAGAAGTTGCCTTGTTTATCAAATTGAAAACCAAATGGGATTTCGGTTCTCATTTGTGGTTGCAATGCACGATACTTTTTGTCTCGTATTGCGGCTTGGTATTCGATCTCTACAATACTTCCATCTTTTCGACCCAAGATTTCATTAAAGAATGCAATCTTACGTTTCAGTGATGGAGCAACAAGGTCGTTTGGCAGTGCATTAATTGCAGCAACCTGTGTTGGTGAAAGGGTTCCCCGATAGTTTCCGTTCCCTGTATCTTCCAACCTCACTCCAGATGCATCTTCAGGTGCTTCATCGATAGCCTTTCGGATTGCCTCTCCACGTTTCTTTGCGCGGCGTTTTGATTCCCTTGGGGAAATAATGCGAGGGGATCCATCTGCATTCCTAGCAATGCGTGTATCAACGCTAAGAGAAGTCCCGTCAGGCATTGCCTGAAGCGGAATATCAGGCCCAAGTGAAATCACGTTGCCTAGCTCATCGACCAACTGACCATTTGCAAATCGATAGTCACTAATGAACGAATCCACCTTCACGTTGGGTGGAATAACAATCTCTTGAGTCTGACCATCTGGGGTTGTCATTTTGACAACTTGTTGTTGCTCGAAAAACTCGGAATCCTTGTATCGTTGTTGCAATGCACGATTGGTTGAAAACACTGTCAAAGGGATTTCAGCCTCATCCTTAATCGGATCAGAATTGTAAACCAAAGATTCATTGAGATCACGAAGACCCCTTTGATATTGGCGCATCATTGCGAGTGCCTCTGGGTTTAGTTCTCCACCAATAACAGATGAAAATTGCCCTTGGTCATCAACAATGACTCCGTAATTACGAAGTGCTTCCTTGACTCGTTTTAGCGCACCATTCTTTGTTCGACTTTCAATCCAGTCCACAACAGAACGTCCCACGGAGTCTAAGTTGTTCCGTAGATTGCCTTGGATTCCACCAGAAAGACCTGCCAACTCTGACAGATACTCTTCTTTCATGTAGTTCCTCAACTGGTCTTGATTGGCAAAGTTCGACAAGAATGACGCTCCACCAGAGGCATCCATTGCGGCAGCATATTGCAATGCAAACTTATCCAATTCAGAGTCTGGAATTACACCTTTTTTAACAACTTCAAATGTGCCATCTGCGTTAATTACTTTTTGATCGAAAAGTTCTTTGCGGATTGGTGCAATCATGTCACGAACCTCTTGGAAGTTCGATAGTGCGTGTTGCATTTCGTGATTGATAACTCGACCAAGGTTAAGTCCATCACGTCCCATTTGAGTTACCAAATCACCATTGATTACAACTGTTGCACCTGTCTGATTTTGCATCTTCAGATGGTTTGGTTTCCCAGTCTGTTCTGAAATTGCAAACCCTCTTGCGGTAGAGGATCCAGCTACATCTTGTAGATATTGCTTGATGGTTTGATCGGCTAAACCAAGCATCTCTTTCTCTGATGGAGACAAACGAGGGTTGCCAACAAGTTGTTGAAGCACACTTTCCGCATCAGTTAATGTCTTTCCATACAGATTTCGGTAGAAGTCCTCCATCTGATCTGGACGCAGAACCTTTACTTGAATGTTATTCAACCCTGCTGCCGCTCCAGTGGTCTTTGCCAAGTCCATTGCATCCGTGAAGCTCAATTGAACTTGACGTTTGATTTCCGCTTCAGTTTGCGGAGTCGATTTGTCTAAAGCTTTTCGTTGTTCTGCAAAATTATCAATTTGATCTTGGATTCGACGCTCGTCATCCTTGTTTATCTGAGCAACTTTTTTTGCCTCTAGATTTTTGATCTTTAGATCAAGAGCAGATTTGATGTTGTTGACATTCGACAATTCATCGATGCTTGACATCAATGTTGGATCAGCGGTTTTAATGAATCTCTGAATGTCCGCATCTTCATCTTTACGCAATTGAGACGGATCTGGTGTAACAATGGCATCTATCTTTTCAGCAAGCCCAGTTGTTGGATCAATCAAAGCACCACCACGCTCCATTAGTCTTGCTCCACCATACGCTCCAATACCCGCTCCAACTCCAGCACTATAACCAAGATCACGCGCAGTCTCAATATCAGGCAATCCAAGTGCCACATTCAATACAGCACCATTAACGGCAGGTTGAATAATAGCGTTAGATTGACGCACTGCCCAGTCAGCAAGCCTTGCGCGTCCCTTGCCACCCATTGCCTGTGGCCCAAAAAGTTTTTTGGTTAGTTCACCAGATGTTGGTGCGCGTCCAGCTAGTTCAAACATCCCTCGTCTTCCTTGCCCAGCTTGACTTGCTACATCACCAATAGTCGTTGCAATACCCCTTGTCATCTTGGCAGGTAGTTTTGCAGGGCCAACAATTGTATTTGTTGCAGTTTTTACGAATGTATCTGGATCTCCAACCGCATATTCACCAATCTTGCGTGAAGCACCTTGAATCTTTTCAATTCCAGATTCCAGTCCACCAGCGGTTTTTGCCACTCCCTTTGCAAGTGGTGCAACAACACCTTTTAAAGCTAATTCTCCAGCCTTGCGTGTAACCTTACCAGTGGCTTTTGCAAATGTGTTGGTAATGCGGTTGGTTCCCGGTAATGAAATCGGTGACAACATTTCACCAAGCATCGAAACATTTTCATTAATCTCGTCCTTAGTTAATCCTTGTTCTTTTACCAACTCCTCATAAGCCTTTTTAGCAAGTTCTGCTTCTTCTGGAGTTGCTCCTTGAGCCAAAGCGGCAGCAGAAGCTAATTTTTGCAGTAATGGATTTTCAGCTAATAGACGAGCAGCATTGTCTGGATCATCAGCATACACTTTTTGAGCGAACTGACGCATTCCTTCACGAAGCATATATTTCTCAAATCGCTCATCGTTAGACTTTCCAAGCAATTTATCAGTAATGCTGCTTCCAAACATCGAAAATCGAACCACGGCATCTGATGTTTCTTGAATGTCTCCAAAAACTCCGCTAACTCCCGATCTCCATGTGTTTTTAGCTTCTTTTAATGTCTTTTCAGCCTCTTCTGGAGATTGAGAAATAGCATCAATTGGCTTTAAAACCCCTTTATACAAAAACTCACCAGCACCTGTTCCCAATTGCTTTGCAATATCAATTGCGGTAGGTACAAAAGTAGTGACGGCCTCGGATGCTTTTTGTGTAAAATCTTTTTTATCTTCAGCATCAAACAGAATTCTCTCTTGCTCACGGGTCAATTCTTGACCTGATTGCTTCATTTGTTGAAGCGTACCTGCGTCTTTAATTTTAGTAGGACTATTATCTAGTTCATCTTCAGGGGGACTCCATTGATCTGGAGTATTTTCAACTAATTCAGCTTTAGGAGGACTCCATTGATCTGGGATATTTTTGACTAATTCATCTTCAGGAGGTTTCGATTGCTGTAGAACATTACTGTCTAATTCATCTTCAGGTGGTTGCCATGCCATATTATTTTTTAGTTCCAGTAACCCCGTTAAAAATATATTTTTGTCCAGACTTTAATTTTTTCCACTCTTCTTGCGATTTAATTTCTACAAGATTTTCTTGCGATTGAATAGATTGAAAGTTTTGCGGCATTTCAACAGATTGAATTTGTTCTTTAATTCCTTCTTTTGCCCTTGATACAATATTTTCAATCTCATCAATGTTTTGTTTAAACAAAAAGAAACTTAGACTTGGATCAATTGACCCAAGATTAGATGCCAACAAACTTAATTCTTTTTCACTAATCGCACCCAAAGCACCACCTGTTGGAGATGCTGATTTCATGTCTGCAAGTTTTTTGAATGCAATATTACCTTGCAGGGTCTTGGTTAGCTTTTCAACGTCCGAAGCATCAGTGCCGGGGATATAACTTAGCCAATTTGCCAAACCTCCAACACCGGGTGAAATGCCTTTATAGATGCTCCTAATCTGATTAATGGTGCGAAGCATCGTATCAATTTCACCAAGAGGCTCTTTTAATGCTTTGACTTGTTGTTTAATTTCACCCTTGGGGATCAAATCATAAGTTACATCACCAACTTGTTTTTTAGCACTTTTAACTGCTAAATTAGATGGGATTTGTTCTTGTGTTTGTTTTTTAACAGGAGGTTCAACGAAATAATAAGTTTGACCATCAATAATCTGCTGCTTAACGGGCTTTACTTCATAATTTGGCAGTTGCTTTGCAAGCATTTGATTTGCCATTTCAGCATCTTCCCAGCTTTCATATGGAGCAATCAAATCGTTAGGTTCATATAATGGAGCAGCAGCGCGAACCTCTGGAGTTGGTGTAACAGGGATTGCAGTACGAACCTCTGGCACAGGTGCTGGAGGAACCATAACACCTCCAGTTGCGGCTTGAATATTTCTAAGGGGAGGATTTGTAACAGCTGCAATTTGCTCTTGTGAGATAACTGGTTCAAATGGGGCAGTTGCAATCGCTGATGGTTCTTGAAATGAAATATCAGCCAAAACACCACCCCTATTAAACCTGCTAAAATCTCGCATTGGCAACTGTTGATCAACAGATGACACAGAAGGAAATAGTGACGTTGGATCATCAACTGATGTTGGCCCTGTTGGTAATTCTCCATCAACTGAAGGGATAACTATTGGATCTTTGAAAAACCCTTTTCTTTTTGTGTTAATAGGAACCTTATCTCCACCACGTTCTGTTGTTAAAGATTTAATGTTTGCAAGTCTTGCTGCATTATACTCCAATTCTTCTGGGGTCTTTTCTGATCTGATTTTAGCAAGTGCTTTGTCTCTTTCAAATTTTAGTGCTTCATCGTCTGCTTTTTGAAGCTTATCATCGTTTGCCTTAATCGCAGAAAAAACAGGTTCAGCTAACGCTTGGAACCCCTTTGCAGCACCCATGCTGACTAACTCCTGCTGCGCGGACGGAACCTCGTATTTCGGCATTGGAGTAAACTGAATGCTTACTCCAACGTCAAGAGGCTTAAGCGCAGAAAGAGGACTCGCCCCAAGACTTGCGGTCTGTGGGGTGAACGAATAGCCACCAGTGGGTAGTGCCATAAGGTTAAGCCCCGCCGAATGTTAGTCCAGATGCTGAAGGAACTGCGAATTGGTTGACCCTTTGGTTGCTGCCACCTGCGCCTTGGTTAGCCGCAGTTGTCATTGCAGGATTGACCATCGTTGGGTTCATCATGTTTGCCCCCGTGGATGGAAGGGTTCCAGATGCCGCTCCAAGGTTTGCCATTGCGCCTTGACGTGCTGCATTGACATCGTATGCGCCACCAGTTACTGCTGACCCTGCACTTTGAGCTTCAGTTGCGCTACGTTGACGAGCAGCGGCATCCTCTGCCGCTTTAATGGCATTCATGCCGCTTGCGTTCTGCTGCGCCCGTTGCGTACCTTCACGCGCAAGCATGGATGCTTGCTGGTTTTGAGCTTCAATCATGGAATTGCGTTGAGCCATGTCTGTTTGGTTCCTTGCAAGTGCAGCTTCCTCGCGTTGCATTTTCATTTGCTCAAGCAAGACCTTTGAATTGTCTGGTGGTGGTGGTGGTGTAGGCATTGATCCTCCTCCCATAATATTACTCCTTAATTTTAATGTTAATTGTTTGGTTGGTTGTTAGTGAAATACATTTAATATTTCAAATTGTCAATTTCTTTCTCGCCTCTTTGCACAAATCAGACCCCGGTTGGAATTGTCTGCAAGAATTCGGTCTGTCTACATATACCATGCAACACACTTTCTCACCAACTTTTCCATCCAAGGCAACGCATCGAGAGTCAGTCGTTTTCATTAACGGGTAGTCTTCCCTTTGCATTTCTTGAGGGATACCAGTCGCATCAGATCGATCTCGTCGCAAGACAGGCCAAGACCACTTAAAGCAACAACAAGCACCGCACTTTTCGCAGTCGTATTCATCGTCCATTATCCCATTTTATTTGCACCACCAAAAGTCTCGCGATCACCACCTACCTTTTTTGCATAAGCACCAATTGCAGCAGTTCCAATGGATTTAAATGCATCTGCCCAACCCTGTGATGCTTTTTCCTCACCAGATTCAGGAACATCGTAGCCACCCATTGACGAAAAATTAAGACTGCCACTTCCGTCACCACTACCACGTTGCATGGCAGACCAAGCTGAAGCGGAATCAGACTGCGATTTTGCCGCACGATCATATGGAGTAGATGCTGTTTGCCCTGCTTTGCTCAACAAATCTTTCATATATTGGTTTTGTTGTTGCTTTTGTTCAGGAGAAGTCATGTCTGGCTTATAGTCTGGTCGAGGTTGCGCTCCTGTTCCAAGTTTTCCAGAAAAGAAATTCTGCATGGTATCTCCTGTTCTGCCAAGTGCATTCGATGCACTACCAAGAAGTCCACCGAATTGACTGTTTGCCACTGGTGTTGACGATGATCCTATTGAACTTCCTGCATTAGATGCACCTGTCCAAATTTGAGGCATTTGTTGTCCGCTTGATCCACCCATAATATTATTCTAATTTGTTGTTCCAAGTTACTGGTTTAAATCCCAAATCTGGCATTACGATGTCATCGTAAGGCGCAAGGTGGGAAATGTTAGTTATCTTTGCTTTTAGCTTTGGACAATCGACGTGTGGGCCTTGGTGTCGATCAACACAATTAAGGCAGACAGGATAGAAGTCAGCGTTCAGTGACTTGTCAGGATTGTTCATCCATCCATGCTTGCCTTTGACATATCGAGTTGGATCTGGCTGGACATTGTTAGTCTCAAGGTACTCAAAAACATCTTCGTCAGTCCAATCTTTCAGCAAGTAAAGCGAGACAGGGTTTCCATCGATGTGACGGATATCTTGTAACAACGAAAGTTGACCTTTCATTAGGTCGGTATCTCCACCTTTAGTTCCAATCCAAACTGCATTCCACGGAAAATTAAATGTTCCAGTTGGACGCATCAAAAAGTCATCTACACCACACATGAATGGTTCATTCACTTTAGGACGTTCAGTTCCCAAAGACAAAACAATGGAGTTTTGACCCCACTGGAAATAGTGAAGCAAATCAAAGCGAACATCTCCAGTATGGACATCAGGCCCATCTGCAAGAGTGTGTTTGAAGGCTGGGTATTCATACATTGTCAATTGCCAATCCTTAATTAGTTTGTCTGAATACGCATACCTTTCGCGGAATTTTGGTTGCCGAAATTGAACCACAGGGATATCAATTCCACACTTAAATTTTAGAAGGTGCAGAAGTACAGTTGAGTCCTTTCCTCCAGACCAAAAGATGACCGCATTGGGCCATTGTTTGTTCCAACGAACCACTTTATCAATTGTTTTATGTATTAAATTTTTCATTAAACGATAATTGCCGCACCAAGTGCTGCTCCACCAACTGCACCACCAGCACTGATCCACGATCCCATTGCGGCATTTTTGCTTTGCGCGTTTTGCGCCATAATTTGGTTTGCCATATTGTTATAATTTTGAGTGTCTGCTACGTTTGCGGAATGAGCGGATTGGATATTACCCATCGAGCGGTTAATTGCATCCTGTGCAGTTTGTCCTAGACCCTGTGCGCCAGATAGGACACCACGTTGCCACTCTTGAAGACTTTGTTGGTTCTGTCCTTTTGCTGCTAGTTGACCTGCAACCAATGAGCCGGGGTCAATGCCTCCCTGCATTTGAGTTGCGTCTAGATACTTTTGACGCAGTGCCATATCCTCTAGCGCAATCTGCCTGCCTTGTGCCGTCGATTGATCAAACATTGCAGACCTGCCAATGGTGGATCCCATGTCGAGTCCAGTTCCCATCATTTGCGCCAGACCTTTTGTCTTTGCCCACTGACCTAGTTTTTGTTGCCAACTCTCTGGAGAGGTTAGATTCTGTACAGTCTCGCTCATGCCTGACCGCATCTTGGCTAGGGTTGGATCTGCTGATTCTTCAAATTGTCTTGCGCGATTTGCATTTTCAATTCCCAACTCAAAAGCCTGTTGAGATACCTCGCTGGGGTTAAAGTCTTGGTAAATTGGCTTTAGTTGAGTTGCCATTTCGAGCAACCTACCTTGAGAGGCAAGACCACCATACATCCCCTTGTTTGCCTCGGATGCCATCATCATGTTAAGATCAGGACGAGGTTGTTGAATTTTTGGTGTGTATGTAGATCCTCCCATATTATTTAATTAGTGATAGAGTAAATCTCTCTTTTGATAGGAGTCAACCCTAATTTTTCCATTATTTCGTTTGTAAAGTTAATTCTTTCATCCTTTAATGGCACTCCAATGTACCCCGGTGAATTTGTTATCTGAGAATAAGTTACCCAATCCGTCATGCATTGAATAACGTCTCTAGGACGAGTAAATTTAGGGTGGAATGCTGGATAAATTGTTGGAATAAAAACGTGATCAGAGTATCCAAATAATTCACCATCACGATAATGTGCATACACATTAATATTAGGATGCTCGATAATTTTATGGTCAAAATCTTCAGCGAAATCTGCTAATTCCAAGAATTCATTTGTTCCTTTTTGGACGAGTTTGTATTGCATTTTTGATCTCATATGTATTAATTAAATCCAACTAGAATATCATCTGGGTTGGCTATAGTTTGTGTATAGTTAGCAAATTTATCCGCTTGCGTTTTCAGAATATTGTTGCGAGTAGAATTACTGCCACAGATGGCGCATGGCAAGCAATTATTTTGACTAGTCGTGAATGGGATTGATGAGTAAATTGGAACCACGGGATCATCACCAAATGGGGAGATGAACTTGTTTGGAAAGCTAGTGACCTCTTTGGTTGCTGTAATGATCGATGGCATATTAGCAGGGATTCTGGGCTTTAAATTGTTGTGCAGCGGCAGTTGCGGATTGAAGTGCAAGCACTCCAGCTTCCTCCTGCGCGTGTTCAAAACTAATATATGACAAGAACGTAGCAGATGCCGTGGCAGAAATTGATTTCGATGGGTTTACATCACAAATCAATGTTGCGGTCTTGAATACCTTTGCGCTATATGAGTTATCATTTGCCGATTGTTGCTCGTATGGGTTTGGCAACAGGTCGATTAACAATGTTTCCCCAGTCTGTGCCACAACACAAGATTGAGTCTCGTCTCCTTGCGGTACACCTGTGGATTTTTCCATGTATGGATCCATGAAGAGTCGAACGATTTCCACTCCGAATTCACCGCACCACTCGATTAACAAAGAAAATGCCTTATCTACATCGTCTGTCAGATAAGACTCGCACGTTGAAACAAGTGAATTCCGTTGCGCCGATTCAGTGGTCAACCTTCGATACTGGGAGTTAAGGAAACCTAGATTCTGAATCTCTGACTCATACGGAGTATTCTGCCATTGGTAGTCATCCGTGACCGCAAGTATGCGCTTTTGAAGGATTGGGTTGTATGATCCCTTGCTGCCCCTGTAGGACACTTTTAGGTCAACTGTGCCACCAATCTGCGTTGATTCGATTTCAGCATAGACAAACTTCTTTAGATCCATTTCGTCACCAAGCAATGGAGTTTCAAATTGCGAGTAAATCCGATTGTAAAGTGTGGTCGTAGTTTTGTCTGGATTGATCTGAAGGTAAGAATCGATTCGTTCTGGTTGGAATGACTCCCAAAGGTGGTTGAATGATCCATCGTTGGTCGCTGCATAGTCTACACTAAAATGAAAGCACCGAGATTGCCCGTCAATGACCCCTGTAGTCCATTCTACTGGGCGTGTTCCTGTCCAAACTCCAGCCCATGCTGGAAACCTATTTTCTCCACTACCCCATTCTGATGCCGTTGCATAATCTAGCACCATGGTGTCTGAATTTAATGTTTGAAGATATGGAATAGAGTAAAGCAAATAGTTTTCAAATCCCGTGGCACAAATCCTCGTTGGATCCGATGCCATGAGTCTCTTTGCTCTTGCCATTTCAACGTCCTTAAACAAGACCTGCGAGGACAAGTAGGAGGTTGCTGCAATATCACCTGTCATCAGACCCCCCTGCGCGTACCACCACATCTGACCCGCTTGAAAAGCAATTGATTTTCCAGCAATGCAACCAACAGTTGGATAAAGCGTAGATTGGAAGTTTTCGGTTGTTACCCATTGCTCACGATCAAGGACTCCCGATTTCAATTGGAATGTAGACCGATCCGTAAATACAATCAGACGTGTTGATGTATCTTGACCGACATAGCTTGTCATTCCAGTAATCGGACGAGAAAAACTAAAATCTCCACGGGATGTTCCTGTTGTGCGTTCTTTGAAAGAGGTTGGATCACCTAGATCGGATGCAAGCACGATATTCTTATCAGCGATCCACATTCTGTTTCCGCTATATGCCATCCAGTATCCTACGGGAATTGTGGAGAGTTGCGTTCCACCCTTGTCTGCACCATCCCAAAATGATGGATATGAAATACCATCTTGGATCATCACAATCCGATGTGCAGGAGTAGCAAACTCGTCTGTTCCAGTCGATAGATTTGCGGAGCGTGTGGCAAGCGCAAACACGAATTGATCAACGTCTGGTGACATCGAGATGTTTTTCAGACGATAATCTTCCCAGTTGCTTGGCTGAACCAAAGGGAATGGCGAGTAGTAGACGTTGCCATTCACGGCAAACACCATGTAGGACAATTCGCTTGCAACAACACCACTTCCATCCACGTCGAAGATTTTAGCTGGAGTAGTCGATACTATTCCATCACGCTCGATTGTGAGTGCCGATTCCTTTTGTTTGTTGGAAGAAAAGAGAATACCACCTTGGAAATTACCAGCGGGAAGGGAGAGTTGCATTTTATGCCCCGGCCTCGTTTGAACGATGCCACCACGGACATTAACATTTACACCCCACTTGCATTGGTTTTCTGGCAATGACCACGGGTTGCGAACGGAATTAACTCCTTGCACCCACCCAGTTGAGACTTTTTTTAGTCTTCCTGCTGTAATGTTTTCACTTTTCATTACTAAAACATAACTGGATCAGTTCCATCACCATACGTCAAATCATTAATTTGTGGTGGAACGAATGCGTGACCATCTTGGTGTTCTTGCTGATTTTTCAGATATGCCAAAGCAAATCCCCAGTAACGTAGTGATTGTTCAGCAAAATCTTTATCTTCCAAGTCGCAAGCGTGAACTCCGCAAATGATTGCGCGTGTATGCTCAATTGGGATGAAGTCGTATTTACTAGTGATAACTGGAGGTTTTAGCCTATAGGCAATTCTTACCCATGCACATGGTTTGCCAATGCGAATCCTGCGGTACTGCGGATTGACCTCTGTAGGATGGTATTGACCAATCAAGGTCAAATCGTTACTGCGTCCATAGTCCATAGCGTAAAGGCTCACAAACCCGTCTGTGAGTGGCTTTTGAATGTTTGCAACACTCTTGACTAAAATTGCATCCTCGATGGCATCTACGAAGAATCTGCTGTCCGTGGATAGACCACTAGTTAAAAACTCTTTTCTTCCAACAATGCTAGATAGGTTTTGAGATTGTGCTTTGGTAGCATAAAGTTCAAACTCATCGTTGTTGATGCGACGAATGAAGTATGTCGTTCCTGCAACCAATCCATTCGGAAGAACATCACCAGAATTGGCTCGTACAGTCACGGATTGACCAGTGGTGTAAAGCGAAGCGTCAGCGACAATGCTTGTGGATGCGGATGCCGTAAAGGTGCGTTGGATATCGAGCGACAACTGACCTGTGCCGGGGGTCGTAATCGGAACCAGCGCACCTACAGAGTATACATTAACACTATCTCCTACCACCCTAACTTGGTAGTCCGTTCCAGCAACCAACGGCAATGGCATGACTCCACTTGTAGCAAATTTAACAGTCTCATTTTCCTGCAAGAATTGCACAGAGGAAGGTTGGATTAGATTATTGTACGGCAACGGAGAAACAACGAAGCGTTTAGCAAAATACGATTGTCCAGTTCCAAAAGCAGTAACGCTAATTAATTGAGCAGGGGAAATTGTTGAAGTATAAGCCCGTGCAACAGTTCTTGACAAGATTTCTAAATAGGATGGAGTTGTTCCTACGTCAATTGCTGGACTTGTTGTTGGTAATAGATAATCCGTTCCCCAGTAAATTTCGGAATATGTTGAAAGGTTTGTGAAGTCACCTAACCATTGGTTCGTGAATCCAACCGAAAACGAGCGTGAAAGAACAACATAAAATGATCCTGTTGGAGATGATGTTACGTTTATTTTACTAAAGTCAGCATTTTTAACAGTAAAATTTCCTGTTAATGTATTGAGTGGCTTTTCTGCTCTATAAGAAGTTCCAGAAATTAAAGGAGTTGGCATCAATCCAGTCGAAGAAAATTGTAAAAACACACCAGTTGAGGGTGTTATTAATGCCGTTGGAACGCTTGTGTATCCCGTTCCGCTAGTGACAACAGTCAAGGAAGTTACTTTTCCGTTAGCTACAGTTCCCCTTGCTGTAGCACCACTTCCCCCACCACCATTAATTTCAATCTGTGGCTCAACCAAATAACCAGACCCCTCATCAACTTTTGTAAATCCAGCTAAAACAGAAGTTTCAATTGTGAAGCTGGCCTCTGCTTGTGTTCCTGCTTTTAAAACAACTTTTATTGGAACAGATGGATCGTCTGGTATTGCTGGGGAAGTAAATAGAATTGGAGTTCCACCTGCTGGCGATGTTGTTCCATTAGGAACAGCGTATGTGAATGTGTTTGCGTTTACATAATTTATAACCTTGTTGCCATTGTATCCAACTACCGCAGCACCACTAACGTAAATAGTTTGACCATTTGAAAGTCCGTGATTAATTGTGGTTTGTGCTGTAGCCAATGTTCCTACACAGGTAAGTCCAGTAATGGTAACCTCATTTCCAATAGGGTTTATCAGTTGGTATGTGAACTTGTTGGAACTAATTACTGATACTGTAAAATTTCCATTATATCCAGCAGGATCTGCTCCCGTGATTGTAACCTCGTCTCCAGTACGAAATCCATGACTTCCACTTGTGGTGACTGTGACATTTATTAAATTGTCCGTAAAAACATTTGTTACGTTTCTAGGAGTAGCAACTGGTGGAGGGTCAATGGTGATACTTAATGGGCCTGTGCCTGTGTACCCAAACCCCGGATCGGTTAAAACAATATCGATAAGCTGATAGGAAATGCTATTTCTAATCGCATAACCCGTAGCCTTTTTTGTTGTTATTGTGCTTCCTATCGGTTTTGGTGGAGGATCAGGGAAAATAATTCCTATAGTACTACTTGTGTAACCTGATCCTTGGTTGGTTACAGTAACAGTTCTAACACCTCCGACTACCACGGGCGTGAATTCTGCATCTTGACCACTAGGGTTAGGAATGGAGAGTCCCGGTGCGGTTATTTGACTTGCTTCTCCCGCAACCGCTGATGCTGGAATTAATTTAACAAGTGAAATTGTGCCAACTCCAGCAGATGTTAACTTAATTGGATTAACAAAATTTGTTGTCGAAGAACCTAATGCGTCCGATTGATTTGTATGAATTGATACTGATTCCGAATCGATAATGTTTACAAAATAATTTTGGTTTGCCAGCAATGGTGTAGGCAATGTTCCACCAGAAGTAAACGCTTGAACTTGGTCACCTTGAACTAGAAGGTGAGGAACATTAAAGTCTAGCTTTGTCTCAGGTACGATTTCCTTTCGGATATCGACGTTGATTGGATTTGTTGATCCAGTCGTGTGGATTTCGTTGATATTTGCCTGTGCGTCAGAAATAGAACTAAAGACTTGCAGGTGCGTTGCATCTAGCAGATTTCCAAAGTAAGTAACTCCAGAACGCAAACCAATAGGCAGCATATGTGTTGCTGATATTGCTCCTGTAAGGTCAGTTGTAAATAGAACAGCAGAACCACCAACAGAGGTGCTAACCTGAAATGTGTTTCCAGATCGGTTAATAACATAATATTGAGTGCTAGTATTTAAACCAGACCCGCCAAGCAGTGCTGTAAATTTTATTGCTTGGTTATTTTGCAGGATATTATCTACGGCAGTAATTGTGTCATTCGATGCAGTGCCTGTAACGGAATAAATTAACGATGATGGGAATGTAAGCGGATTTGCCGTTGTAATTTCGATAGTAGGAGCAGACGCGAATTGAAGAGCAGTAACGACAAATGAAGTCCTAGAGTCTAGGAATTTCAATGGCCCTGCTCCTACTATACTTTGGAGGGAAATTGGATAATTACCTGCCTGTGCGTTAAGAGAATCGTTGTAGATTTGAATGGTCAATGCATCCAGAACACCAATGTAATAGACCTGCCCATTGGAGAGTGGGACTGGGATAGTGCCAGAAATCGCCGTAATAGCCATTCCTTGCCCAGAATCAAGCGTGTGAGGGGTTGCGGACACAAACTTGCCAATCGGGGTTACAGCAACCTCACGGGTGCGGATAGTGGCATCGTCTGGAGCAATTGTTCCGTAAGCAAAGTCAGATTGCGAATGGATTGGGATTAGAAGACCATCAACGCCCGTTCCGTCTTTGAGTTGGCTACGCAAATCTCGATTATTAGAATCAGTTCCAGTAAGACGAATGATCTTACCAACGTCATTCTCACTCTCAGCAATGGCAACCAACTGCGAGGGTTGGATGATCTGCATCAATGTCGCAACATAGCCTCGGTCATCCCATGCCCACTCAACACTGTTGAATTTACCACCTTTATTGACATGATATTGGAATAGACGATTGCGGAAGTAGACTGGGGAACCATCTACATTAACCGCAAGGGGAACGTCTATTCCACGGGGAAGAGCAATAGTACAACCATCCCAACCTGTGCAAACATCAACGTCCGCAGTGGATTGCATCCAATGCCCAGATTCCATCAGGGTCTGAACTGCTTGCGTGATTTTGCGGTAAACTCTTTTCTCGTCAGTAGTTCCTAAAATCTCCGCACATTCCTCAAAGATTTGATCGACAAACATGACGATAAATTAGCGCATTGATCCCTCGGACGCAATAGAATTCAGAAAATCTTCTTCACTTGCCATTGCCGCATTTTCCGCTGCTGGAACTTGTCCTTCAAGCGATTCAGTCATGGCTTTTTGTCCTTCAACGTCCGCTGCAAGAGCATCGATAATTCCAGCAAGTTGCATTGCAATTCCGTGGAGTTCGTCAAACTTAGACTTTGCTACAGAGATGGTTACCGCACCCTCTTCTGCCATTGGAGAAGCGATTCCGCTCATGTCTTCAGGAAGATCCATTCCCATTTCGGGTTCGGGCATTGCTGCCTCAGTTTTTGGTTTTGCCATAATTTAATCTTCCTCTTCTTCCGCACCGATTTCAATCTCAATTTTAGTTGTTGGTTTCTTTTCGGATTCTGCCTCCTCTAGACCCGAATCGATAGCTTCTTCGTCATCCATCTCATCTTCCATTTCCATTTCAGAGGATCCGCTGGATTTAATGCCACAAATACACAACTCAACACAATGACGCTTGGTTTCTTTCCCGTCACGCATTGTAGTCTCATCCTTCTCCATAGTCTTTCGGAAGTAGATGGTAGCAGTACCCTCTTTAGGAAGGTTTTTAAGACCCTCTGCGTTCTCAAAATAGAGGGATGGGTAATGGTAATCGCATTTTGGCATTGCCATTTCTGGCATTGACATTGGATTTACTTCCTCACCCAGATCCGTGAATCCAGATGGGAGGTCATATTTTTCTTTAGCGTATGGCATATTAATCAAGCGGTTCACACAACAACGGATATTCTGAGTCGCATGGTGGGCAGGGTGTGCAGTAGCTCATAGATTTAAAACGGGTAAGACCTTCTATCTAAATCTGAAGATATTAAGCAATGATATACACTTAAATTGAAATTTCCTGCACCAGCAAGATTTCTTGATATAAATATAGGTGTCATTCCAACATTTAATCCGTTTACAGATAAATCTCCTAATTTGTTCCAAAGTTTATTAACAGGAAGATTTGTTAATGAATCTCTATAAAAGAAACTGCATACATTTGTTTCTGCATTAATATAGAACATAAATTCTGTATTAGTAAGAAAATTATTTTGAACAGGGGTTAGTTGAGTTTGGACACCACCATTTTTTACAATGCAGTTAATGTAGTCTATTCCATCTGATTGTGTTTGTGTCATTATAATCCCATTAGATGGATTATCTGAGGCAGAGTCTGCAAATCCCCATGCGTAAGAACCAGATGGATTGATATCACCTATACATCTTGTAAAAAACATTGGATTTTGATTTTTTAAATATCCATTAAATGTTCCGCCAGTAAATGTTCCAGCACTAATTCCACCAAAAGATGTTCCAGATGAAATTTTTATCTGTCCACCTAATGCGTTGTCTCCAGAAACAATTGTTGCATTATTTATTATTTTCCAATTTGCATCTCTTGTTGTTAAAATATCTGTAGTAATATCACTATTAATGAAGAACATTGAATCAGAGAATTTTTCAGTTCCAACTTGTCCTGCTGGTCTTGTATATTGGATTCCACTATGCGTAAGTAGATTCACACTTTTAGAACCAGCACCTTTTACTTCAACTCTTGTTAGATCACCAACATCTTTACAAAAAATAGTCCATGAAGCAACATCTTGTTCGTTTTCTTTATTTGCTTCAAACACTGCAATTGGATACATAAATACTCCACCCAATGCCCTTTGAGAGTTAAGAGTATCAATCAAAACAGAAGTTCTTGTTGCTACTGGAGAAAATGTCATTAGATGCGTGAATAGCAACCCATCCATGTCAGTTATTTTTACAGCAGGAGCAATATCTTGGATGCAATGTATATGGTCAAACTCACACATTGTTCCTCCTCCCCCTTGATTGCAATTAATCCAAATTGCATTTCCGTTACTTCCTGTGAATTTTTGATAGAATGAACAATTTCTAATGCACCCAAAACCAGTTGGTTTTGTATCTGTTGATTGTGATCCTATATATAATCCAGCAGTAAGTGCGTTTCTGCTAAATATGTTTTCAATTATAAATACTTGTGCATTTATAATTCTAATATTATTCCTGCTATTACCACTTGATATAATACTAAAGTCTTTTAATGAGTTATTATATACTGTATTTAGTTGACCTCCAATTAGAATAACATCATCTGTTGATGTTCCAGCCCAAGTAATATATGAAGAACCATCGTTTCCTGCAATTGGATCTGACTCAAATCCAGAAGAACCACTTCCTTTAATATTAATATTGCTTTTTGAAATCAACAGGGTTGTAGATACTTTATAATTTCCAGTTGGAAGAATTACTGTTCCTCCTGCTGTTCCAAGACTATCAATCGCAGCTTGAATCGCGGCAGTATCATCAGCACCCCCATTTCCAACCGCACCGAAGTCTTTCACATTGACTACATCAGCAAACCTGTTAGCCAATGTCCTTGCAGCAGTCGATCCTGTTGATGTAATCGGAGCGATTACGTTTTGTGTTGCTTTAGTTAGTGCCATAATATTGTTTTGTTTTTAGTTGTTTTGATTGTTAAGCTATAGATAGTGATACTATCGTTATCTCTGATCCAGATGGTATCGGTGTTGAGAAAGTTAATGTCCTTGGGATAATATTGTCAATCGTGTAATTTGTTGATTTTTGGTATATCCCATCTACATGAACTAGGTAAGCTGGTGAGAGTATAGACAATCCACCAGTAATTGCAAATACTGTTTGGATTCCATCACCCGAATATGCCCATGCGTTTCCAAAGTTTGTTGGAGGCAATACGCCAGTCGCGCCAGTGCTGCCCTCCAACCCAGTTGCGCCAGTACTGCCTATACCCGTAGCCCCAGTGCTGCCCTCCAACCCAGTCGCGCCAGTGCTGCCGATACCCGTGGCCCCAGTCTCTCCTGTGGCCCCTCCCGGTGTTCCTTGTGGCCCAGTGCTTCCAGTCGCACCCAATCCACCATCACCAGAAAGACCAATCATCCAATCAGCAAAGTTTCCGCTGCCTTGGACTTTGTCTACTTGCAGCGTGACCCAATGAATGTTTACTTCAATAACAATTCCCTCAACCCAATCCCACGGATATGCAGAATTGGCAACTGCACGAAGTCGAGATCCGTAAGTCCACCCAATAGGGGCAGTTGGGCTAAAGTAAAATTGCTTGTATCCAAGAGTAATATCGTGTGCCGTAAAACTTTGACGAACAATTGCTGGAGAAATACCAGTACTGCCCTGCAAGCCAATTCCAGTTGCGCCAGTACTGCCGTCATTTCCTTGGATTCCCGTGCTTCCCGTACTGCCTTGCAAGCCAATTCCAGTTGCGCCAGTAATGCCATTCAAAGACACAATTACGATTTCTGATCCAACAGGGACAGGTGAAGACATCGTAAGCGTATTGCCAGAAATTAAGTAATTTACAGAATCTTGAACCACACCATCAATGCAAACAAGGTATCCAAGAGGATTATTCGTTGTATTTCCTGTAATATCAAAATTTGCATCATTGTTGCCAGAATAAGCCCATCGAACACCACCGAAAGGCCCAGCGGAACCAGCAACGCCAGTGGCTCCAATTGGGCCTACAATGCTAACAATAACGATTTGCGTTCCACTTGGAACAGAAGATGACATTGTAAGGGTATACGGAGAACCAGAATTAATGGTGTAATTGTTGGGGTCTTGAGTGATGCCATCTAAAACAACTAAATAAGCTGTCTCTAAAAGGCTTGTTGCTCCAGAAATTTGAAAAACAGTTTGCAAACCATTTCCCGTATAAGCCCAACGAAGACCTCCTCCAGCAGCGGTTCCAGAGATACCTTGCTGCCCCGTGGCCCCAGTAGCCCCTCCGGGTGTTCCTTGCAATCCAGTGGATCCCTGCAATCCAGTGCTTCCTGTGCTTCCAATTACGCTCAAGCCACTCGCTCCAACCGCACCAGTCGCACCAGTCGCTCCTGCTCTGCTAGAAAGTTCTACAATAGTTAAAAAAGATCCTCCCGAAAGAGGAGTATTTAGTGTTAATACTCTTGGAAGCGTAGTAGAAATTGTATAATTTATCGGGTCAACAACTGACCCGTTAATATAAGCAATATAACCAACTCGATTTGGTTGATAAGCTCCCGGCAATGTGAATGTTGTTTGTCCACTTCCAGAAAATCCCCAGCGCAAAAATTCTCCTCCAGACAAATATTCATCAAATAGTCGAAGAAGATAACAAAGCAATCCTTCTCCCTCTTCTCTTGGAATACTATCTGCTTCCGCAGTGTTATTCGGATCGCATGGGATATCCCAAACAACACGTCCATTTACAACAGATTTGTCGATTGTGCCGTAAAGAGCATAAACAAGATTGCTAATTAACGAAGGAACGCTTTCGCTTGATATTTGCGGATATGGGATATCTTGTCTACAGACATTACTATTTGAATCGTTGCAACATGACATAATTTTAGAATTCTAATTGTTGTTTTACTTAATGCAAGTTTTTTTATTGGGTTTTTTATCTAAAAAGTAATAATGAGGGACAGGACATAGTGTTCCATTTACGTTGGGAATATAAAAGTCTTTTCTCTCAATCAATCCCACCTTTATTCCTGCCGTGATTCTTTCTTTACAGGTAGTTTTTTTGACATTCCATATTTTGCAAAGTTCGTTTTTAGAATACCATCCTTTTGGTGCTGGATCAGTACATTTATTACTTGCATTAAGTAGAATTTTAAGAAAATCGTTTGGGGTCATGTTAAATTGGCATTCTCCATGCTTCTCCTCTGCCTCTTTGCGTGATTTGAAGTGAAGATTGATTAAGCGATTCACAATACTCACCCCAACACCAAGCCTGACACCAACTGAACGTGCTTCTCCTGTTTTTAGCGTATTCTAACGCCCCTCTAGCGGTTAATGTTCCGATATTATAGCAAGTGCCACCATGATATGTTCTGGCATTTTGGATAGCAACACGATGGGTGTGTCCCATTACTATTTTACGCCTTGTCCCATTGCAATATTGCTCTGCCATGTCCCTAGCTGCAGATTCACCATAGCAAGTTCCATGAGTAAAACCAATGTCCGCTATGTCAACGATCTGTTCAATTCCAGAATAAGGAATTAATCTAGCTTTTAGCTTTTTAGTTGTATCTTCGATTGCAGACACAATTTTGTGAGCGCAATATGAAGTGACAGAATTTTTGCTGTGAGTCAATTTCCAAGCACGATCTTCATGGTTTCCACAAAGAACATAAGGGTTCTTGCATCCAGCCATTAATTCACGAAGATGCATTAAACCTGTGTCAATATCTGGAGTTACTTCATCTCCATCACTTCCAGAACCGATTCCATTACCCATCAAGGCTGATAAATCAATAAAATCTCCAAGATGCAGGATTGTATCAGGTGAAAAGCGCGATTTGAACTTCATTACGGCATTCCAAGCCTCTTTGTCGCAATATTTTGCATGACTGCACGAAACTGCTAGGACTTTTTTCCACTTGTGCGTGATATTTGCCATTTATGTATGATCGACTAGTAAGTATGGTATGGTTTTTTGCTCGTATCGAGTCATTTCTGAGTAGACTAAATTGATGAATCCGTCCCATTGCGGCGGGTAGATCGTTTGGCAACCCAGCGACGATGTGCTGTTGTATCCTCCCCGATGGATGTTAATAGCGATTCCCATATCGTCTCCAATCCCATCCCGCGTGACTGGCAGTTCTTCCTTTGGGTTAGCAGGTCGAAGCGCAGGGTAACCACCTCCGGGTTTACTGATGCCATGATTCCCCTTACGGAACCTATGAATGCCCGTTTTAAGCACCGCAATACCCTTCCTGTGAACTGAAGGATCAGTATTCGCGTTGAAAGTAGCATGAACAGAAGGAGATAAAAGTATAATCGCATCATCATAGATGCCTCTTTGATTGCCTGATGGAGCAAATGTTTCAGAGTAGTATCCACGGATTCCGACGAGTGCAACACGATCAACGATCCCCGATTTTATTACCATCGAGAGCGTCTTCTCCTTCGCTTGCTGCGGTCTGGAGTTTGGAACCATTATTTACTAGAGTCTTTGGCAAGAATAAGCCCAACTCCAGCAGTGATTGCTGCAAAAAGCAATCCAATATCACCAAGTGTTCCGCTGTTCAAAAATTCTTTTCCAGCTTCTGAAACTGCCGCAAGAATAGTAAATAAACCAAGTAGTGTAGTTTTCCAATTTGTTTTCATTTTTTAAGTCCTTTAATTTCTGGCAGTTCATAACAGAACTTGCCGTATTGCGTTTCGATACACACGTTTGGCTGACCAAGCACTGAACATCCCGTTAAGAATGCCATTCCTAGCATTATAAACGATGTTACTATCATTGCCACTACTATTTGTTTTGGTTTCATTTTTTTATTATCTGTTTTGCCATATAGATGCAAGTTAGCACACCAGCAATAATGCTGATGAGTCCACCCGCAACTCTAATTGACGCTTCTATTTCTGGTAACATTGAAATTATAAATCCTGTTGTCGATATGACAGTACCCATTAATCCGTGACTTGTTGCGTTATCGTTCATTTTAATTATGGGCCAACAATTACATACAGTGTGTTTGGGTCTGGAGTCACGATTAAATTGTAGCCAGTTTGAGTGATTTCAACGAGATTGGTCAGTTGTGTTGCCCCTGTTAGTCCAGTAATATCTGATAGCACAATATTTGCTGGTGTAACTCCCGTTGCTCCAGTTGCGCCAGTTGATCCTTCCAATGCAGGAGATAAAGAAGTTGTAACTTGTGCAATGCTACTATTTTCAAAATGCATTGTAATTGTTCTGCCACCAAGATTAATTGCATAAAATTTAACTACAATTCGATCTGTAGCTAAAATATTTGTCGCTGGGACTGGGATGCTCCACAAATACAATTCATTTATTGTTCCGCTTGTAATTGAATGAGGATTAGAAATATTACTTGCA